AGTTGCGCCAGCGTCTCAGTCTATCTTCTTCAAAGACCAAGAGCTTACCCATGTTGTCTATAAATTTTTGTATGCGGATTTTGTCGGAATCGTCATCCGGTCTGTGTAGCACGTCCCACCATAAATCCACCATCATTGACTGCAGCCTCTCAAAGATAATATCGCAGTATGCGATACATTCTCTCTGTAAAGCCTTGCGGTACTCGACCTGCTCAGGCTTAAATGCGAATACGCCGTTTGCCTTTATGATAAGGTCGATCTGTGCCTGTGACAGATTTATGACAGGGTATGTATACACAGAGCGCCACCGCTTAGGTACATTCTTTTCACGCATGAGGAAAGTTGTAAGCTCATGCCGGATGTTAATAGCAGTGACATAGAAGTCCATCTCCGATATGCCGCGGTGTCTTTCAAGTACGTTACTCATATAGCTTTTGCCTCTGACCGCCAGCAAGCTGGCGGATTTCTAAAAGATTTATTAGATTCGGAAGCAGATGGGCGCCGCGATCCAGGTACCGGTAGTAGAGTTGTAGTTGCAAACCCCGTCGCTGGTGACATACGCGAAATAAGCAGAATAGCCAGCATACGCGGAAAGCAACCACCAGCCGGAGCGGTCTTTGCTCGCACAACGCTTTTTCGCTCTGTTCATGTTTCCGATAAAAATAGGATACTGTACAAACCCACCGGCGCCGTATCCACTGTTGCCCCAGCAAGTCATACCATACACTTCAACCTCAGATGGGATCCAGAGTTTACCGGTAGACTGCCAAGCCCATGAGTTATCCTGTGTGAGAACACTGCCGGCCGTATATCTGCTCGGCAACAGAACTCTCTTTGTGATGATCTGATTTTTGAGCTTATCAGGCAGATAATAGAGAACACCGCCTGCCGTGTAATCAACCTCAACAGTAGTAGCCGGATCCGTCTTGCTGTTCGGTACCGTACCGGACATAGAGTTGAGCCAGTAGTTCAAATCTGACGCAAGGAACGGGTTAGGGCTGTTCGCGTTACCATTGTTGTAATCGATCTTATTCATTACATGAAGATCATTCCACAGCTCCTTACAGATAAAGTCGATATGATTTCCGACTTCCTGATCCGCATATCCGGTGTATGTGTTCATACCTGCAATCTGAGCATTGAGCTTATAACCGTTGTTGCAAGTAATAGGGATGTAGTCGCCTACATGAAGTCCGGCATAATTACCGGCTGTTTTTCTTGCTTTGATCCACGCCCATTCATCTGAATAGTTCTTGATCTCGCTTGCAAATTTGACAGTAAGGTCAACACCGGGATAGGTACGGTCCCCATCAACCCCGACATTGTAGTATACCTTAGTGCCTACCTTATAGCTGTCGTTATATTCCATTGTTTACCTCCTAATTCTCTGTGAAACAGATAGTCATATCTGACACGCTGACTGATAACGGCTTAACACCGGAATCGGATAAGCCACCATTCTCATCAAACACCGGAACACCGCCCTGTGTAGCACCTGCCACAACTCCGATCTTTTTTGCCAGCGCCGCATTGACTTCCTCTGCATTGGCTTTCTTACCAAGTGCAGTGTTGACCTCATCAGAGTTTGCCTTTTTGGCAACCTCTTTCTGCAGGTTGGAAATATCGGTTGCGTTCTGCTGAATGGCAGAGTTCATAGCTGCAGCATCGTCTGAGTGACCAGAAATCCAGTCAGATATTTCTTTGAGAGTGTCAAAGTCCTCCGGTGCATCTGCGACGACCTGAGCGATAGCATCCGCGACTGTCTTTGATACGCTTCCCGGACCTGTGCCGTTTAAGGTGTCAATCGCTTCCCCATTGTCGCTTACTCTCTTTGAGAGTGCTGTATCGTCGTAGTTTTCAAGGTCTTTGAGCTTTTCCTTTTCCTCTGTGGTAAAGTCATTGCTTGAAAGCCCCTTGCCTGCTTCCTTTGCCACAAATCCATCTGTGACAAAGTTCTCAGATGCCAGTCCTTCTACAGATGGGACAGAAATGTCAACGCTCTTGTCCTCAGGATCGATAGCCTGAGCCTCGCCGTTGACTTTGATAAGGTCGATCTTCCCGGCGTTTTCCCCGTCCTTACCGTCCAGCACTTCCTCTGTGGTGGTGCCGTCCTTGTCAGTAACAGAGATTGTCGTTACCTTACCGGACTTTGTGACGGTAACAGATGGGCTGTAGCCGTCAGCTCCCGGTTCGCCCGGATTTCCGTCTTTGCCTGGCGCGCCAGGGTCGCCCTTTGCGCCCGGACTACCGGTATCGCCTTTAGTTCGTACCGGGATCCACTGAGCTGTGCCGTCAAGCTGTCCCCATGCGTATTCTGTGCCATCAACGGTTGTGCCGCTTGAACCGGTATACATAACTGTGTACGCGTCGCCCTCATTCGCTGAGGCTGGCAAGTCAGAGTAGTATTTAACGGCACCCAGCCAGTTAAAACCAGTAGCCACTCTGCCTAAGAGCTTGTCGGCGTAGGATTTTGCGTACTGTTTAGCCAGGTTGTAGAACATGACTATTAACGCTAAACTGTTCATACTGTAAATCCTCCTTTAGTTACTGCGCGATAAATGTACCGGATTCATTCGCGATGTATACTTTGTTTTCTGCTTCTCCGACTACATACAGTACAGAGAATGGAGCAAAGCAATCATCAACGCTCATACCGGAAATACCATCTCCCGTGATAGGAAGCTCAGCAGGTGTCTCATCGGCGATGATAACCGCCTCAACCATCTGCTTACCATCCTCGCGCTTTCCAATAGGTCTTGTGCTTACTGCTGTCATAGGTTTTATCCCTCCTTGAATTTATTTTGACTTATCCACTGAAAAGCAGATAGTCATACTTTCTACAGTTACGGAAACGCCCGTAACGAATGTAGGCAACTGAGCTTTCGGGACTACCCCCGATGTATCAAGTCCAGCCACGCCGGAAGCCTTACCCACATCATCTGTGGTAACCGCTTTGTCCGTGACTTCCTTTGCCGCGTTTGCCGTTTCTTTTGCCTCTGAGGCAGTGTGCGCGACCTCGTCAATGGCTGTCTGTGTATTCTCAGCCATGAGCTTAGAGGTCTTATTGTTGTAGCTGATATTCTCAGCCGTCTTTTCAGACTGGAGCATAAAGGAGTCATTCTTCTTAATCGTAGAGGGGATAGTGACCTCATACGCTCCGTTGGAGAGCTTGTTGTGCGTATGTTCCTTTGCCGCATAAGATCCGTCAAAAGTCTTTGCAAAGAAATCACGGATACGCGACAGAGAAAACTTTCTCGTACTGCCGGAATTGACACCACAGAGGACGTCAGAATCCGCAAGGGCAGTAGCACTGGCAAGCTCGGATATTTTGGTATCTGCCATGTTATAATCACTCCTTTACCATTTAATTTCCAAGCCGTAGGCAATAGTCACGGCTGAGTTTGTAGGACGTACCGGCGCGTCACTCGGTAGCTGATATGCGGTATAAGCAAAAGGCATTTGAGCCGTTGTTACACGATCATCTCCTCCAAGTCTCGGTTTTACATTCCATGTTTTACCGTAGACAGATGTCTGCCCTTTTTCTATAAGCTGATACCCTGTATAGGAATTATCCAATACGCAAGGGCAACTTGTATAAATACTATCTGTATATACATCATACATAGGAACAACTCCCATGAGAGTAGAGGTAAATCCCCAATAAGTGTTACTATATCGGTTGTAACAGCTATTGGGGAATGTGTAGCCTTTGTAGCAGTATAATGTGTTTTCGTAGGACATAAGAGGGTGGCTCGCGTCATGCCCCGTATTGTATCGTTCATAGGATATATCTCCAGTAGTAATGTCATACTGGTACACATAGAACACATTATTGTATTGTGTGTCCTGATAATCGGGTGCTGTCTGTGAAAATCCATACAACTTATCGCCGTATAGTCTGACGTATGATGGGAAGCCATTGCCCGTCCAAAAGTGATAATCATACTGCCAAGATGAACTACTCGATCTTTCCTCTGTATTCCATTTATACTGAAAGTGTTTTACAATCTCGGATCCATCTTTACTGATAACCCAAAAATCGTCGGTAAAGTATGTTACATATTTGTATTTCCAACCACTGTCGTAATACTCATATCTCCTAATACAGTAGCGCATGAGTTTTAATATAATTGTCTGGTTTTCATAGTCGTATCCCCATGTCGCCTGATAACCGCGCGAATAGTTATACCAATTTTCAATGGTCGGCCAATAGTTATCTGGTTTTTCGCATAAGGCAAAAACATCAATCTTTTTTGATACCTCGGTAGGCTCATTCGTGAGTTTGTAAATATAAAGCTGCCCGTCTCCTCCGGCGTCATTAGATAAACTACAGGTACCGCCAAACAATAATATCTTTCTTTCCACATCATAAATTCCGCTGCAATCATCCTTTGGCCATCTATAAGTGAATGGTGTAACATTCACACCGGTTCTTTCAGCGGCAGTCAAGCCGACATAACGGATGGTGTCGGGTATCTGAGTTGTAAGGAAATCATATACATACAGGTTTGTGATACCCTGCTGAGTAATTCTGTTTCTGTAGCTGTCTACAGAACGGAAAGAACCCTGATAAATTCCTGTCGCCTCAGATGATGGAGTACCATATCCGATAGGAGTACCCGGCAGATATGGTAAGTCAGTATCAAGCGACTGTTCGCCATTTGTGATAAGCAGGGCAGCACTTAAAGCCCGCCCCTGGAAGTCCTGCGCCATAAACTGATCCATGAAAACGTGATTATCGCCCTCAACGCGTTCCAGCACTTTTCCAGTAATAGGGTCTGTATAATCAACCCTGCAATGTCCGTGTAATTCAGCACCTATAAGATGCTTCTGCAAATCTGTTAAATCTCTCATTGCATCCTCCTTATGAGTAAGTTACTTTTAAGGTTTCCTGTATGGCCATACCCGACAAGGATCTCAGATCGTCGGTATCTTTGCCAGTGTATTCCACCCCCGGCTGATAGGTAAGGTCTATGCTGTCAGAGCCGTTATAGCTTCGACCGACATAGTGGTCTGAATCCTCGATGTATCCGGGAGTCCAATTCTGCTTACTGTCTATCCAGAACACGGCAGAATATTCAGGAACCGCATAACCATTATCGTAGTAAAGCCATGAGCTGTTATATCCGGTTACAGCAATCCAGCCGTTACCGGCTTTAGATATGTTGCAGTAAACCTTAAAAGTTGTACTGTCAACAGATTCTATCGCCGTGACTTCAAGCTCTCCAGCCTCGCATAAAACACGGGTGGAGAGACGGAACATTGACAGTGACACTGCCGAAATAGGCAAGTGGTAGTCAATGTAGAAGTATGTGTATATGCCCTCATCGTTCCAACAGGTAGGAACGGAGGTACCAATGCCGGAACTCCAGCCTTTAAGGCTTTTGCCTACGGCAATTCCCTGTAAAAATGAGTTTTGATCGTAAGCCATTTACCAATGCACCTCCGTTATATGCCCCTGTTCATCAGTTATCTTGCTGATACGACCCTCTGAATCAAAGGCGACCTTGTAATTTTCCTCGCCGCCGCCGTCTATCGTTTCCGAAAATGAGCCGTTGGCGATATTTGAAAAGTCAAAGCTGATAGGCTTTCGTGTTTTGTTTATATCCACCCAGCCATCATCGTTTAGCTCTATGCTTTCCTCTGAGCCGGTACGCGTTGTGTATCCGAACCGGAACATATCAGACAGCTTTTCAATTCTGCCTTTTCCGTTATCCGCATATCCGGTACCAGAACCCCATATCTGCACAGGGTTATAAGAGTTGTCTGTAGGATCCTCCTCGAACTTATACTCAGCGCGGACTACTTCATCATAAGCGAATATGTGAACCGGGAACCCTGTTTCTTCGGTGGTAGTGAATATCTGCACGCCGTCGATATACGGGTAGCCCTCGGATGATATTTCTGCATCCGTAATATCTTTTTCCCACCACAGCAGATCGCCGTATCTGTTCTTTGCCTGTGTGTAGCTCGTCTTACCGCCAGCCTCGTTATCCAGATATTTGCCATCCTCACACATGATCTGCACATCGTCCTCTGTGAGCAGTCGGTTATACAAACCCGACGGCGTTGCTGAGATAAACTGTATAGAGTAACCGCTGATAAGGATATAGCAGTCATCTGAGGTGTCGCCAAGCAAGAATTTTTTAATATGCTTTGAGGTGTTCAGACGGTCAACAGTAAGCTCCGATATATCGCCTTGCTCAGCATATAGGGAGTTGGTAAAAATCGCATTTGCGCCCAGTGTGGCGTCTACAATAAAGGTCTTTGCCTCCATATCGTAGTAGAGGCACTTTTTACCGGATTCGTCTACGAACTCTAAGCCCCCGGCATTAAACTGAGCGTATGCACCGCTGTCAAGTTTTGACCGGAAGCCATGCTCCCTATCAATCGTATTGCCGTAGTAGGTCTTATTTGTCTTTACAGTCCTGCCGCTCTGCAGTTCCTGCGCTGTCTCGTATGGGTACTCATCCTCAGTATCAGAATCGATCTGTGATTGTGTGTCACAGGTGTATCCGTTGTTACAGGTAACAGTAAGAGAGTGGAGTACAACATTAAGCTCATCGCCAAGTCGTGTCCGTATGGTTACAGTGTCGCCAAGCTCCACACCAGGATTGATAAAGAGCTTTTCTGCTGAGAACGGCTGATATGTCACGCCGTACAGTTTGCCGTCTGTGGAATTTCCAAGAGCGGATACAACCGCCTGATTCGCATAAGGGCATTGTACATACAGCTCATACCCCGTATCGTCCCCGGCTGTATAAGTGGCGCCGCCATCATCCTCCAGCGTAACGCGGCTGATAGTAACGGCAGATCCTATATCTGTATAGTTGCCGTATGACTTTGCCAAATTCTGTACAGGCTGGATAGGGGAAGCAAGAGGGACAAGCCGTAGTTTGCCCTCCTCGGTCATTATCCAGTTGCCGCCGTTGCATACTGCAATGTATCCTAAAACCTCAGTCATAAGTGCATCGCCGTTTATTGTGTCAACAAGGTATCCGGCGCCTGTCATAAGAGAAGTACGCGGATCCAGCTCAACCCCCATAAGCCCGGCAATCTCATTTACAATGTCAACCTGAGAAGCTGGCCACTCCAGTTCTGATTTATCAATGTATGTCCGTCCACCTTTGAGCATCTCATCTCTCATGGTAAGGGCTATTGCTGTTTTTCCACTACGGGAACTCACATAAAAACGCCCCTGTGGTAGCCAGTCTGTAGTATTGCCGTCGGCATCTACCAACCGGCAGTACATGAACACTCTGGCAGCTTTCGGAATTGTGGTGTCCGTGTGAGGGATGATCGTAGCGGATAGTGTAGCCGAACACACACGCCCGACAACAGGCTTTTCAAGCAACGGCTTTGTGAGTACGGGATCGCCTTTTAAGTTTTCCTTGCCGTACTCAATTCCGTTGATAACTAACTTGTATTCTATTTTGTGTGGTGCGTCGTAGAACTCCGCCCAATTCTCAGGAAGATTTTGCATTTACACTTTATCCTCCTTTACAGTGATAAGTGAAAAGGCTATGTCATCAATAACAATGCCGTCATCGGTAAATTGTTCGATGGCGGCATTGATAGAAGTATTATAGAATAGCCTTGTACACATCCCGTCCTTAATGTCCGGGTATTTGACCTTGACTCCATCGTCGTTGCCCTGCAAGTCCTTTTCAAGCTGCTGGGCTTTCTCGAATGGCATAGGCCCCATCTTTACCTCCAGCTTACGCTGATGAGAGGTAACAAGGGTGTGCATGGTTTCGGCTTTATCTCGTCCGGCGTCCTCGTCGTTCGTATTTTCCCTCGACCATGCAAGCCCTGTTTTGTGCTTTACATAGGGTGCATAATCATGGCCATTTATTTCAAAAGCAGGTTTCATATTAAGCACCTCCAAAATTCAAGTCGTGACTGCGCTTTTGCTTTGTAATAGCTCGCTCCAGCGCGCTAATATCAATGTTAAGATTAAGTTTCTTGATAGCCTCCAAAATCTGACGGAGTACATATATCTCGTCCGCCATACGCTCGTCCACATCTGATGAGAACGTCTTGAACGCCTCAAATTCGACAGGAGTTGTGTCAGAGGTATCAATCTTTGTCTTATATGGTACAACGGTTCCCTGGGCTATCTCAGGCGTTCTCAGACCGCCCATAGAGGCAAGCATATCTGCTATTGCACGGAACTGTCCGGCAATGTCTGAAAGCCGATCAGCAATAAGGCTTATACCGTTGACCGTCTCGGCACTCGACACATCAATCTCAGGGCTGTTTGGTGTCATACCCTCAGTAACGGCGGATGCCAGATTTTTAGCTGTAGAAAGTACCTTGCCCTGGTTACTCTCAATACCTTGCTGCATTCCGGCATCAAGATATGCACCGATTTCCGCCATTTTCTTTGACGGAGAGTGAATACCGAAAGCGGATTTACATTTACTCAGCAAGCTGGAGCAGAGGCTTCCTACAGAAGATGTAAGACTGCTCCATGCGTTTGAAATACCGGATTTTAAGCCGGATACAAGGTTTGTACCAATACTCGTCCAGTCGTGAGCTTTCAGAGTTTCTTTCAGGCTTGACCACTTGCTTGATACAGTAGATTTGATCTCGGACCACTTGCTTGATGCAGTGGACTTCACAGAGGACCAAGCGTTGCTCGCGACAGTTTTGATGCCGTTTGCAGTAGTCGAAATATTTGACTTTAGGTTACTGAAAGTAGACGACACACTGCTCTTGATATTCGACCAAGTCTGTGTAGCCGTACTTTTCACGTTGCTCCAGGTAGAACTCAGGTTACTCTTGATATTCGATGCTGTAGTCGAAAGAGCGGACTTCGCATTGTTAAAATTCGTCGTAATCGTAGTTTTGACGCTGGACCAGGCGGATGAGGCACCGGATTTCACGGTAGACCAGGCAGACGAAAGCCCGGACTTGATATTGCCAGCTACAGAAACGACAGTATTTTTCGCCGTCGTAAAAGCTGACGTGATACCAGATTTTATACCGTTCCAAGCTGACGATGCCGTACTCTTGATAGCAGACCAAGCACCAGAGAGCAAGGATTTCAGCCCCGATAGAGCGCCGGAGAAAAATCCGGTTATCGTGGACCAGGCGCCCTTGATACCCTGTAGCAAACCTTGAATCAAATAGCCTCCTAATTCTGCAAATACAGTAGAAGGAGAGTGTATGCCGAACAGGCTCTTGATGCCATTAACAATAGGGTCAAAGATATGTTCTTTCAGCCATGAGCCGATAGATTTTAACGCATCTCCGATACCCTTAAACAATCCGCCGATACAGTCTAAGCCGATGCCCTCAAGCGCATCTCCGATACCGGAAAAGATACCGCCAAGAGCGCCAAGCAAAAGCTCAACCGCACCGGAAAACAGGCTGACAAGAGCAGACAGCAATTTACCGATGAGTGTTACCCAGTCAATACTTGTAATGAATGTCACAAGTCCTGAGGTAATAGAGGATCCAAGAGCATACCAGTCTACGCTTTCTGCAAGACCAGATATAGCATCCAGCAAACCGCCTACTGCATTACTCAGGAGCTTTCCGAGGTTCGCCCAGTTGATATTAGTAATCATGTTCTGTAAGAACTGACCAATACTTGCGCCTATTCCCTTCCAATCCACAGTACCGATAAAGGTAGCCAGAGTTTGAACCACAGTATTAAAGCCCTTAGTAACAGTAGCGCCCATTTTACCCCAATCCACAGTAGAGAACAGAGTGTTTACGGAATTTGCTACCTTTGTGGCTATACCCGTCCAATCCGTTTTGGTAAGGAAATTGTCAACGGCTGTTGTAATGCCGTTTAAGGTTATGCCGATAGCGGCAGCAGCTTTTTCAAGCTGTATTGTGTCAAAGAAATTATTGACAAATTCAGAGAATGATGTACCAATATTCGCCCAGTCTACAGTAGAAACAATTCCATAAATCGTATTTATGAGAGCATTCCAACCGTTTGCGAATGTCTGACCCATCAAGTCCCATTCGATGTTATCGAACCAGCCGTTTATAGCTTTTCCGATACCCTTACCTAAATTCTCAAAATTGAAAGTGGTAAGGAATGTATTGATAATATCAGCGATAGCGTTCATGCCGTCCGCTATGGTTTTACCAAGAAGCGTCCAGTTAAAACCATCTACTAAGCCGTTAAGAATTTGAGCAATGATACCGGCCCACTTCACGCCCATAGGGCGGAATGTGTTGTTGATCCAATCATCTACAACGCCCATGGCGGCATTTAAGCCCTCAGCGATGATCTGACCGACTCCATACCAATCGCCATTTTTCCATGCTTCCTTGAGGCGTTCCATCCAATCTTTTACGCTCTCTGGGAGAACATCATCAATCGGAACCTCCTCATACTGTACGCCACTACCGGAACCCGAACCGCCAGAGCCAGAGGAGCTTTCTTTGTTTCGCTTATTCAACTCATCAAAGCCATATACCTGTCTGTTAAGTTCTTTCTGTTTGGCAGCAGCGCCACCAACAGAATCTGCATAACTGTCTGTGGATTTTTTCGCCACAGTCATTGTTTTTTTACCGCCCAGCAATGCAAAGAAAGCATTGAGGTAAGTAATTGCAGTATTGATAAGCCCGATAATACGGGTAAGTGCTGGCTCTATTGCCTGAATCAGTCCACCCAAACTTACAGCAAGGTTGCCGCCAAGCTGGGATGTACTGTTTTTAATATTACTCATTGCCTGATTAAAGGAGTCAGAGTATTTTGCAAGAGCCTTTATTCCATTTCCAACGCTTTGAGTAATCGCGGAAATAAACATATATTTGAGCTTGCTTATGAGCATTGTCTTTAAGCTCGTAAGCTGTTTTACCAGTCCGCCTGTAGAGCCGGATGTTCTCCTTGCCTGAGAGGCGAATGCCTTTAAGCCGGATACAGCTTTCTGCGCTCCGGCAGCGACAGCTTGAAAGCCCATTCTTGCCAATGTAGCCGCTGTCCTTCCAGCCGTTGACGCCACGGTTTTAAGTACCGCGCCAAACCTCTGCCATTTTGTTGTAGCCTCAGCCGGTGCCGCGGAAGATGATGCCGTAGCAGTAGCCTGTAACTGCGCCTGGGCCTGCTGTAGCTGTGCAAGAGCTGATTGCCTTTGAGAGCCGGACTGCGCGTTTGCAACTGCTTCCTGTGCTGTCAGTACATTAAGTTTTTCCTGTGCGATTGCCTCTGAATCGATCAGAGAACGGTTACGCTGTAAAGAGGTCTCAACACCCTGGATTGACTGCTGCATTTGTTTGTACTGCTGCGTATCGGATCCGAGTGTAAAAGCCTCCCCGGAGTTTTCCAGGTCTGTCATTTCAGACTTGTATGTTTCAAGCATGAGCGTTGTCTGCTCAATTTGTGACTGCAGGTTTTTCCATCTGGCGCTATTATGACTGACTCCGCCATTTTCCATCTGGATCTGTTTTTCTATATAGCTGTTAAGCTGTGCCTCAGCTTTGGCGATATTCTGCTCCAGCCATGTAAAGTCCTCAGTAGGAATATGAGTGTTGCCGAATGCTTCAAGTTTCTGCTTTGCCGCATCAAGTTTCTGCTCTACGGCTGTGAGCTTAGAATCAAAGGCAAGTACAGCATTGCCATTACTAAAGCCAAGTTCTGCGCTCTGAGAGATTGACTGCATATTCGCTGAGAGACTGTTTACCTCTCTTTCAAGAGAGGATACGCTTGTTGTCGCCTGTCCGGCATTTGCAGTAAAGTTACTTACCGCCTGCCCCTGAGACTGAACGGCTTGCGCTGTTTGATTGACGGCATCGTTTACATTCTGTTCAGCCTGAGCCAACTGCTCCGTAGCCTGTGTCGTCTGTGTAGCCGCCCCCTGCATACTGCTGTAAACCTGAGAGGTGGTACCCGATATATTTTGGAGTAGGGGGATGACTTGCTGGAAAGAGCGCATCATGTTGTCGCCCAGGTTATCAACCGCACCAGTCAAGTCCTCAACAGCTTTCAGCAGTTTATCAGATCCACGCTCGAAGCCTTCATTATCCAGCTCAGTATCAATTACAATAGATCCATCTGCATTACTCGCCATCGTCCCCACCTCCGTTCTTTAATAATTCGTTGAACATCTTTGCAAGGCTGTCCTCAGTAGTGGCTTTTTCCTCTCTAAATTCAACCTCGCAAATATCTCTATTTGCATTGAGAAAATCTTTCTCGTATTTTTCCAGTTTTTTACCCTTTGCCCGTTTCTGCCGAATGGTAAGAATAAATCCCCATATATCCTCCCGGTCAATGCTTTGGAAATATCCCAGAAACGTCCACCAGTGCATATATGGGACAGCGCGTACCTCCATTCCTGCCACCTTATTGATGGCCGGAAAGATAAGTTGCTCATCCTTTTCCCAGTTCACAACTTTAGGGCTGGGCTTACGGTCTGATATATGGCACTCTATAAAAGTGACGGCAGCCTCGTAGGCGTCCTGATAATCAGACTTAGGTATGGATTCCATAGCAACAAATAACCGCTTTAGGCAGACATAGGCTTTTTCCTCATCGGACAGCTCTTTGTCGCCAAAAGCGGCTATAATTTGCAGTATATCCCGGTAATCTGAGCGTATTTTGTACGCCCGTCCATTGATATTAAGAGTTTGCGGTAGCATCCCCAGCATCTTTATGCACCTCCGGGTTTTCCGGCGCAAGGTCACTCAGATACTTGTCGGTACGCTGTGCGGATATTTTCGCTTCCTCATCAATCGCCTTGCTGATAACATCGCCGAGAGCGACTAAAACCACCTCAGCAAAGAAATGGCCGTGAACGGATGAAAACGGGTTACGCTTTGCGAAAATCTCGTCTGCTTCCTCCATATCGAAAAGCTCATCAAACTTCTGTTTAAGATCAAGCTCAACCTTCTTCAAAATCTCCCAGTCCTTTTCAAAAGCGGCGGTACCGTCGTTTCTGATTTCAAGAGTTTCAAGGGGCTTTACGATGCTGTCAAAATTCTTAATCATAGCATTGTAGCGATCGATAATAGAGAGATCTGCAGGTCTGAAATAAACCTTGCATACCAGCTTTCCAAACTTATTTACAATGGGAACCTCTCTTGTACCGTCGTCGATAACGGCTGTGAGCGGTGCATTGCTTTTTAACTGTGTGACTTTTGCCATAATAAATTACCTCCAATTTGTCTGTGTTAAAAAATAGGAGAGGGCTATGCCCTCTCCGCGATCTTATGCAATATCAGTGATTGTAGCCTGGTTCGTTTTCATATCATAAACGATATTCTTCTTCTCCATAGCACCAACAGGGTTGATGTTAAATGGAATAGCATAACCAGCAGTGTCGCCGCCCACGCTCTGAGGAATGAACCATGCTCTACGAACAAAGCAGTATCCTGTCATTGTCTGAGCTTCCTTGTTTGCACTTGTGAAGAAAGCCTCTGCAAAGTAACCTAAAAGGTCGCCCTCGCCGTACTTCTCCTCTAAAGCCACCTCTAAGAGATGATCGTACATGATTCTGGATGGATCCATGTAGTAAGGGTCAAGGTCAATCTCAGGCTCATAGCCGGAGTGAGTAAGGGTTGTCTCGCCTAAGACGTTCTTTGTTGTCTCAGTATCAGGGTTAAGCTCCTTTGTAAGTTCGTCATTGTCCTTACCAAGAGCCTCCCAACCGCCGCTTGCTGCTGTGTAGGTCACAGTGATTGTGTCGTCGCTTGCTGGCTCTCCAGTAACTTTGATACCGTAACTGTCAAGCGCTACAGTAGTGCCGTTGTACTTCCAGGCATCACCGCTGTAGGTAAACACATACTCGCCAGAAATGCTGACAGCCTTACCGAATGCAGCGGCGGTAACAGTAGCAGCAGTTACGCCAGTACCGTTTGTGATAGCCTTGCAAGCCTCAGTGATAGCCTTACCAGTCCAAGAACCGAAGAACATACCTCTGTTTCTATCAAGTTTTGCCATTGTTTAATTCCTCCTATAGGTTAATTTTAATTGAATCTGATACTTTGCTGCATCACTTCCGACCTCTGCCGGATATGGAGTAAGAGTAGGCATGATAGACTTTACACGCCCCTCAGGTATCTGTGGCAGATTGCGTAAAGCATTCTGCGTGAGTACCCAGCTTATAACCTCGTCAAAAAAGCCAAGGTTTGCAAGGTTTTGGTGTATATCAGCGCCGTATGATTCTTTCATTGCAAAAATAAAATTGAGCGTTTGGATGTCGTTTAAGACTTCCTCGCCCAGCACATTTTCATGCGTATTTAATTGTGATGGTACCGCGTATATGGCATATTCTGTAGGGCTTTCAGCCAGATAGTCAACGCGGAATCTGTTTGTTTTGGATAGCGCCGGACACGACCGGAACCATTCGCGCAAACGCCCTATATTAGTTTCCTCTGGTAGCATTTTGAGCCTCCTTTAGAATATCCTCTTTGTGGTCTGCTTTCATTCGCTCAAACCAGAATGAACCAGCCAACGGGTTAAGATCCTTGCTATACTGCAGTGACCGTCCCGTGAGGTGCTTTTTTGTACCCGGCTTTGAAAAGAACCTTGTAGGCTCTCCGCTGTCGTCCTCAAATACGGGAATGTTCGGACCCATGACCTCTCCATAGTAGAGGTACCGGGCGTAGGGTCCAGGATAAGTAACTTTACCGCTGCCGATTGCGGTAGCAGTATAAGCGCTTTTACCCAGGGTACCAGTTGCCATAGGAACATATTGCAGGCAGTAATCAATGACGGATTTGTCAATGACCTGCTGTACCTTGCCGCCTGTTTCCAGATTGCAATGCCTCAGCATATCTGCCGTGCCTCTGTTCCAGTGAAAATTTGCTTTAAGAGTGGTAGCCATTTATGCACCCACCACCTTCCAATGCTTAGAATGTGGCGCGCGTCTGTCATCTGTAACGCCTAAAATGGTAACGTACTCGCTATAACGCTTTTTAAGATCAGCAGGGCGAATATTGTTTGCATCTGTTACCGCACCTTTGACGATAATATCGCCATTGTGCAAAGTAAACGCCGCTTCCGGCGCTTCTGTTTCTGCGTAGGCTTTAGGATCCAGATATGACTTCCCTCCAAAATCCGCGTCCACAGGGATGCGGATAGTAAACTTATTTGCGGCTTTCAGCCCAGAAGAATCCACATTCGATGCTATATCGCAAAACCAGGATACTCCTTTTATTACCGTAGCAAAGTAAGCATCATAACCGCTATCAGGGTCAAGCCTTGCATTAAACACCGTTATGGTTTCATTGCACAGTCTCATGTTTCCACCCCCCTATATAAGAGAGGTATTCCTTCATCGTTCGTTTCTCCCCACAAGAGAGAGCGGATCGTGTCATTCATACTTTTGGCCGCGTCCTCAGCCCCCATAGCCTTGCCATAAGATTCTGAGTAGCCGTCTGTGTTGTAAGATGTAACGACTGGATTTAAGACCTGAGCCTCGACACCGGCAGCAGATTCTACAGTAATGAGAGACATTACGCACATTTTTACTGCTTCCGGCACCTCAGCCATGCCTTGAACTCTGGAATTGGTCAGGTAGTCAATGCGCTTGCGCGCACTGAACTCTAACCGGATAAAGTCTGTCTGCGCTAAAGCACCGCCAAGCTCTTTGTATTCCTCATACGTTAAGTAATGTGCGTGTGCCATATTTGCGCCTCCTATGACTTATTGACTGTTACTGTATAGGTTGTGACTGCAGCATTCTCAGCTTTGACAGTGAATGTAAGTACATTCTCCCCGGCAGACCATGTAACAGCAGCTCCATTTGTAACAGGATCGTTGCTATGATTTGCGTTTGTGAGAGTAACGTCTACAGATACATCATCCTCAGCCGTTGCCTTAATCACGTTGGATTTGTTGGATGTTTCAGCCGTGTAGCTCAGCACATCCGGGTTAAACGACGGGTTTAATGCTAATGCACCGATAGTCAGCCCCGTTAATTGACTACCGGAGATCAGTTTCCCACCGTACCTGCGGTGTCCTCATCTGCGATTGCGACAGCCTGAGTATTTTCAAGCATTGCCTGAGTAACCTCAGTAGAGGAGATGTTGAACTGCAGGCCGTTCTTCTTCTTGTTGAGGATAAATACGTCCTCGAAGGACTCCTCGAAGTAGATATACTTGCCCTCAGTAACGGCAGTAGGCGCGTCAAGCTGAGAGAACTGATAGCTTACAGGAGTGATAACAGCAGAAGGGTGTACAAGGAACATATTGATCTGGTATGCTCCACTTGTTGCTACCTTCCAGCCGGTTGTGAAGTCGTACTTTGTACACATAAGAGTAGCCGGTACTCCTACGATCTCGACCTCCTCGATACGGGATACAGAACGGTTTACCTGGTTTCCGCCAGACTGAACATCAAAGTTTCTTGTGATGCCAGCAGCCTGCTTTAACAAAGTCTGAACCTCAAAAGTACAATACAAGATACGGCCGTTTGCCGGAACTCTTGCATTATCCATATTGAGCATGAGCTTGTCGAATACGGAAAGTACATTGTTGGCATTAAGCTCTGTCTTATCTGCAGTCATGCTCTGCTCAGTCCAGAGAGAGTAGAGAGTAGATACACAGTATGCGTCCATCTCAGGGAACTTCTGCTCCTCGTTGAATACCTGAGTGATATTCTGGATACTTGCGACCTCGTTTGTCTGGTCAATATCCTTAGGATGTACAAGGGTGGACCACTTTCTCTGATTCTTCAAAGTCTTAGGCTCCCATGCGTTGTCGTAGTTACGTGTAGCCATTGCAATAGTATCTCTATCGCTTGCTACTCGACCCGTTGTAGTGATAGAAGGGATATAGATGGTCTTTCCATCCTCGCCCATTCTATAACGGCCGTTGTTCTCGGTAGCGTAGAGTTTACCGAAGTTAAGCACATAAGGGTACATCTGAGCAAGCGCCTGGCTGTACTGAGATGCGTAGTTAATTCCTGCCATAGTTTAATTCCTCCGAATTTTCTTAATATTTTTGACCCTATTAGTTATCAGCTTTAGGCATGGGTCTAACGCCAGTAAAGTTGAAGTGAAAAGCGTTCGGATCGCTTGGCGCCGGCTGCTGCTTAGGCGGTAAAACGATGTCGGGCTTTTTTGGATCCGGTACATCCGGCTCCTTTGTCTGTGCGAATGCTGTAGGATCGTCTGCCTTATACTTGGTTAAGAAATCCTCATAACCCAGCAGAGTGTCCCCATCCACTTTGAAATCTTTGGCGATTGCATCACGGATAAATTCACGCTTTGCGGCAGCAGAGGAGAAGTTAATCTGATTAGCTTTCTCGCGTACCATGAACTCGTAGGACTGTCGTTTCATCTGCTGTTCCATAGCCTCTTTGTCGGCTGTGTACTGTGTCTGTAAGCCGGAAAATGCTGCCTGAACCTCAGCCAGCTTACCGGAGTCTGCCTGAGCCTCTGTGAGCTTTGTCTGTAAAGCGGAGAGGTCCGCATCTCTCTGAGTGATCTGTCCTGTAAGATCTGTTACCTGCTGTGTGAGCGCACCCACCTTGTCGTTGAACTTGTCGCGGCTTACATAAGAGCCATCAGCGATATTTACACCGTTGATTTTCGCCTCTGTAGCTGCTTTCTCTAAGTCCTCATAGGTCAATGCCTCATTGTCCTTGAATAAACTCTTGATAAATTCCAGTGCCATAATTTTGTGTCCTCCTAACAACATAGATTTAATTTGTATTTCCGCTGCCACTCAGCGGTAGTGTTGCCATCGCATTTATCTCCCTGCAATGCCGGGTCTATATAAAGGCATGAGCCTTTAATATCGTGAAAAATGGGTAAAGAAAAAGCATCTCAGTATTGAGACGCTTTTTCCCACTCCGAAAGGTATTTTTGCGAAATTTTTTCCTACTGTACTGAGAAAGGATTTGCACCCTGGCAAACGGGGCTAAGAAAAGCAGTACAGTCATGCGACCATGTCCGCAAACAGAGGGCTATACACCAGAAATTCCGCTATTTTGTTTCAGTTCCTAATACTCCGCGCGTTGCGCGATCTTCAACTCTACGATTGAGCCACATAAGCGCTTCCTCAACATGGTATAATGCCTGAGCTGTTTCGTAGGATGGATAAGGACCCTGCTGGAAAGCAGAAAGTCTGTCTCTGACAATTTCCAGTAAGTCAGAATCAATAACGCCGCTGATTGCATCAGGATCTTTTCTTGCGCCACACTGCATCTGAATTGTCGCAAGCATATTTTCCGGTCTTGTGCGGAAAGTGTTGTCCTCATCAGAGATACGCCCTGTGTTGAGCTTGCACACCTGGTATAAGTGGTGCGCGCCTCCAGGTCCGATCTCATCAATGGCGAATACATCATTGAGCTTTTCCATTTTCTGAATTGTGTTTAACTGTTTCATAGTGTGCCTCCTTTTATTATTTGACCTTTACCGGCTTAAATCCCTGTACGGTCATTCTATCCCTGCGTGGAGTAATGCCGGATGCCTGAGCAACTGTATTGTATTTCCTTGCAAGGGCATTTATCTTTTTCTGGCAGCTCTGGCGTAGGGTGTCGTCCCCGGCGTACTGAGCTGCAACTGCAACATCTTTTTGGCGTCGTATCTCAGTTTCGATCTCTCGCATAAGCTGTCCAGCTTCATAGATAGAGTAGTGCTTGCCCTCTATATCACAGCCCCTTGCGTTATCCGCCGCCCACTGTTTAAGCTGTGCGTCAGTATAACGCCGCGTTGAATACTGTGTTGAAAACGACATAGCGATGTGCATACAGTTCCATTCGCCGATAGGACGGCGGATAGCTCTGTACAAGGTTCCGTCAATATCCCGGAATGGCAAGCCGCTCTGTATGTTGTTGAAATCTGCTTTTGAGAATACACGCCCCTGTATAGGTTCGTGATCCGGCGCGCTCCTTGCGTGGGCTGACAACTCGTAAGCGTCATATCCCAGCTCCTCGCCCATCATAATAGAGCAGTTCTGCGCTATCTGATTTGCGCCGTCTATAACATTCTGCCTGATTGCAGTATCAAGGCGTCTGTGATAACCACTTTCATATACAACCTGCATACCGTTGTAGCCGATTTGCTTAATTGCGTCCCGTGTAGCTGACTGGTAATCAGTCATTCCGCTGGATACTGCCATTACTGCGGTATCTATGGCGGTACGGTAGCTCTCGGATACGGCGGTTGTGTTGGATAGGTTGGTAAGGGTTTTTGCTGTCTGTATGCTGACCGACTGAGTGTATTGCGTTATCCGGGCTTTTGCCTCAGGAGATATACTCTGTTGCTTTAATGCCTGTGTAAAACGCTGATCGGTATAAACATCGTCAAGTGCTGCCTGATATATCTTGAATACGTCCCGTAGGCTTGTATTCGTGGCAATAGCCAGCCTTTGTGTGATGTCGTTAATATTTGTACCCATCTCGGTCATTATGGCTATACGGTTAATGCTGGTAGGGTTAAGCTCGCCGATAGCCATAATCTGCTCAGCTACCTTCTCAATGAAAAAAGTGTTGACTTCCTCAAAGCGCTTCATCATATAGTCGATAGCCTTATTGAGATTATCGCCCACGGCTTACACCTCCTACTCAGTAGCAGAGGCAGCAGCTTTCTGGGCCTGTTGTATCTGCTGTTGCTTTTCAACTGCAGGTAACATACTTTCAAGGCTTTCGCTCTGCTCATCTGCCACAGCTTGTATAGCGGCCTTTGCCTGCGCCTTTGTTTCTCCGAAATACCATTCGCGCATTTCAGCTTTACTGATAAGCCCGGCATTGAGAAGCATAAGGCGCTCATTTGTCTGCTGTTCGGTATCTGTGACGATTGAATCGTCCCAGCTAAACGATATATCGTAATCGCCCTCTGGTGCCAGATTATAGATAGTTGCAAATTTATCCATAGCTCTGACCACATCGCGCAAGCACGTTTCAAGGGCTTTCTGGTTATCTGATACAGTGGAGTAAGAACGCTGACGATTTATCTTTAACTCCGTAGCTGTCTTGGCTTCCACGGCGGCATTTGAAATAGTACCACGGGAAAGTCCGCACAGATCCTCAACACTTTCATAGAGCTTATTCAGCCCGGAAATGAGAGAAGCATCGCGGATAGCAGGAGAGAATACATCGTAGGAGTCGTCTGTTCCTCGGTCAACGCCTCGGAAAAGTCGTTGATTAAGGTGTGGCATCTCCTCGCCCTTGCCGTCTTTCTTTGGACGTAAGACCATAGGATCTACGTCAATGGCAAGCTCTGAACCCTCATACTCCCACAGTAAACGGGAATACTGCTTATCTACTTCCATGATTACATCCCTTGCTTTTGCAAAGCAGGAAACGCCCATAGGACTGTCAATGTCAATGCAGTTTGCGGCGGCAACTTTATACCACCCAAACAACTGACCTTCTGTATTTTCTACAACCGCCTCCGGTTCCAGAGACGACCACTGAGGTACTGACTTGATAGGGATTTCAGTACCGATGGAGTCACGCATATTTGACTTAAAAGCTCTCTGCGTGATCCTTACATTTTCGCCCTCAACACGATGGCGCTCCAGACGTGTGTAAACCGTCTTGCCCTCTGTGTAAGTGTCCCGGAAAATTACATCCGTGAGCTGCCCCTCATCGCCGAATGAGAGAGGGTATAGCCCCCATGCCATAGTCCAGTCAAAATAGATATGCCTGTCCTTTGGATATGGTCGGACTGTCATACCGCCAGAAGCAAGCCCCTGTTCCAGCTTTTCCCTGAGCTTGGCCATGCAACGCTCAAATTCCTTTTTCAGAAATTCAGAACGTGGGTTAGTCAGTTCTGCGCCATCTGCGTCCTGAGTGTTGCCCTCTGCATCCTTACCGGTAATATTCCAGTCAAGCTCCAACGTGATAGAACGCGCAAGCTCTGAACTGATAAAGGCTGGAAGATTACGGCTCTTGACTGATTTATCAGCAAGCCAGGGAGCCTTATTCAAATATAGCAAGTACCAATCATCCATAGCGTTTATCATCTCTGGAGAGAGGGGGCTTTCTATATGTTCTACCTGTTCAATGTCTTTGTATGGTATCAATTTTCTGATTACCCCCTTTATAAGACTTAATAACTTGGAAAACATCGGTTTCCCTCCTTCATGCACCCCATGTTACAAACTCCCTCGCGCGCGTATATGAGCGTTCGCGTAGGCGTTTTAGGGCGTATAAATATACCTAATACCTCTATTTCATAGGGTATATTAGAAATAAATGTAATATTGTAACAAAATGCTCTAAACCCTTATAAATAAAGGCTTTGTGGCGTTACATTCTCTGTTACATAAATGTAACAATGTAACTTTTTACTGTTACATTTTCTGAATTTGTAACGCGATTGTAACAGAAAATGTAACAGTTATTGTCCTTTTCGTTTCCACACACGCTCCATGCCATACCGGACGCTATCAATAGAGTGGTTATCCTTATCAGGATAGCCGCTGATTATCTCGCCGTCCTCGGTACGCTCATATTCGTATGTGGTAAATTCTTTGTTGGTCGCCGGGCATCGTACTGGATCGATCACAATAGCTTTGAGTGACTGCAGCCATTTGATACCATACCGGACGCTGTCGGGGCCTTTTATGGCACCACGACAAAAAGCTCCGTATTCCCTATAGTCACTTACTGACTTAGGCTCTGCGGAGTCTGCTGTGATGAGGTCTTGACCGGTAACGCCTTTAAGCATTACAAGGGCATTCCAGGTAACGGCATTGCTTTCCTTGTTTGCCCGGTACTCATCGAATATATATAAAATCTGTCGTGCGCTGTCGTAGTGCATCTTTGACCAATGAAACGGATCCGGGTACCAGCCCCAGTCAATCCCCATGTAAATATGGTCAAAGTGTGAAATTTCCTCGTCGGTTATCTCTCTTGATACGACATTGTCGAATACCTCGCCACCAGTACCGACGGCATTACCCAGGTACTCATGCTCATAGGCTCTTGGATTGCTTTCCTTTAGAGCCTCAGCATCATCAAAGAACTGTTCGCCCAGCCAATCCGGGGGAACCTGTGTATAACAGGACTTATGGCGCAAAGCGCCACGCCTCGGAGTGAGTACATACTGATTCGCCCAGTTTGATTTGCTGATAGGGGGGTTAAAGGACTTGAATACAACAAACTTCGGACCGCCTCGCATTACAGACTGCTGTACGCTTCGGATTTCCTCCTCGCCTGCGAACTCGTCCAACTCCTCAAACCATAGGTACTTAAAGTAGCCATGCGCCACCTTAATAGATTTCATTTTCTTAGCCTTATCCAGACCCTTGAAAAGAATAACCTGCCCCGTGGGCTTATAGACGAACTTAAAAGGATTGACTGTGGATTTCCACAGATCATGTACACCCAGCTCATCAATGCCCCACTGTATCTGTTCAAATACGGATGAGCCTATTGTGTTCGCTACCTTACGAAACACAATGGCATTTGCTGTAGGATCATTCATTATCCCTAAAGGTATCTCAGTACCAATAAAGGATGATTTTGTAGAACCTCGCCCACCGTACAAGTCGTAGTATGTATGCAGGCCGTCCATGATGTCCCAGTGTACCTGATAAAAGGCTGGAGCAATAATGGATGATAGCCTTGCCCCATCCACGACTTTACTCACTCAGATTGTCCTCCTCGGATTCTGTCGTCTGAGGCTGAGAGAGTGTATCAGATACTCTCGGAATATCACATATAATGTTGATAGCCGGAGCCTTGCCGTCATCCTCAGCTCGCTTGTCTGCATCCCAACCCTTAAAGTTGTTCTGCAAACTGAATTTTGCACCGTTGGCGCCGTCCTTATCAAAAAGACGCTCCTCAACGTACATCTCAATCCGGCTCTTAGCCTCCATGATTGTGTCTCTGAACTCTTTCTTGCCGCCGTAGTTGAGTAGGCTTTGTCTGGACTTAAAGCCCAGCGCAAGCGCAAGTCCGGTAACTGTTGGCGGTCGCTGACCAATAAAAATAGGGTAGCCATATTTGTCTACCATCTGTCTGCCGGTGTCCGGATCCGTAAAGGGCTGACCCTTACAGTCCTCAAAGTATTTGTCGATGAGATCAATTATCTCCTCTTTACTTGTGTACCGCGGAGCCGGACCGTATTGATTTCTTCCCATCGTCTTACCTCCGTACAATTAAAAAGGCAGCCACCTCTTTATGAGATGTCTGCCTGGTATTGTTGCTATTTAGTTTTACGCTGTGTACGGCTTTTCGCCTGTGTAGCTCGTCCGCCCTCAGCGTTTTTCTGCTGCTTGACCTTGCCACGCACGATAGGGGTGGTATGGGGGTCAAGTATTCTGCGTTTAGCCGCCATGCCTACTTACCTGCTTTCTTTGGCGCGGTTTTCTTCGTGGAGGCTTTCTTTTTACTGCCAGCGGCTACCTTGCTGTTTGCATCGCCCAGAGCTTTGTATAAAGCCTGTGCGCCTTCTTTGCCTTTGATATGAACCTCTTTATATGCCATAGTGCCTTGCCTCCTTTACAGATTACTCTTACGATACACGATAGCCTTACGGTCAATGACATTGTGATAACTCGGATTTGTCTTGCTGTCTGTAATAACATTGTATCCCATAGCCAGAGCATATATACTCAGCGTGCTGTTGCTGACGCGTCCTACCTGCTTTGCAAATTTAGGATGCGACTGAGCGAATGTTGCAGCCATAGACTGTAAAGATCCTTTATCAATACAGTGCGCTGTCTTAGGATTGAGTACAGCAAGAGCAGTAGCCCCGGAAGCATAGCCAGTATTCATACCACCATTCATATCAAAGTATGTACCGGCGCCGTAGACCTGTCCGCCATGCTTACCACCCACATAATTGAGGGCTGAGTATTTCATCATGTCCGTAATATCGGTAGCCGTCAAATTATAACGAATGCCGCCGGAATTATATGTTACACCGCTTACCGAACGTGAGAGTATGTTACTCTTAGGGATATTGTTATCCTTTAGGAACTGATCGAAAGCGGAGTCATCTAATACCGTCGGCATTTCATTTACTCCGGCTGTATATGCAAATTTCTGTGTTGCATCTACCGCATCATTCAGATGGTTTGGCATATCAACTGTCTTGCTGTTCGCCATGAGCGTAGCAAGCTGGTCATCCGACATCTGAGAGAGTGCGGTTAAAGCTCCATTTACCACGGGGGTATTATCCGGGGTAGGGGGCTGCTGCTGTATCGGATTCTGAGCTGTCTGCTGTTGTGGCTGTTGCGGCATACGCTTCTTTAGCTGAGATGTGCTACCTCTGCCACCCATAACTCATCCTCCTTATTTCTTTTTCTTCTTTGTGCCTGTAGACTTCTTTGCGGCCATATCCTTATTGATCTGAGCAACTGCAGCTTTCTGAGCTGCTGTAGGCTTGCTTGTGATCTTTACACCTTTGCCATTAGAAGTCCATGCGTCAACTTCTGATTTCTTAGTTGCCATAATGTGCCTCCTTATCCTATCTCAACCACAAGAGTAACCTGCGGAAGTGATAAACTCTGTGAGCCTTTGGCTCTTGCTTTTTTGCCACTGTATTTAACATCCACAATCTTTGTAGACTGTCCTGGAGCAAGAATAATCTCGCCAAGCTGACCACCTGGACCGTTGCCGGGCATCATAGCCTGAGTACCGGCTTTTGCCTTGTACTCAATCCTTACAGCCCTGTTTGTGAATGGGTTGTTTGCGCCTGCGTTCTTAAAATCATTATATGACGTTGACAAGAATTTGTTTTCGCCATAAGTATGCCCGACAAGAGCAGATTTTAACTGCGCCGCGCTCAGCTTTGTATAGTCTGCGTTCTTTACGCCGACATCTGATAGCAGCTTATTGATAAACGGCGCGTGGTCGTATCTCTGCAAATTGAGGTTGTAACCCAAATTGTGCATCGCTGCCATAAGATTATTTCTCGTATACTGCTGATTGGCTGTAAGTGATGTACCATTCGCCATAGCAGTGTTCATGTTCTGCGACATAGAATACAGACTGCCCGGCTCCGGCTGGTCTGACAGATAGTTGATAACTGCCATACGGGCGTCAATTCCAAGATTCTGTGACTGGAAATACTGACGTCCACCGAATAAGTCGTGATAGTCGGCTGTATCTGTTGCCGCGAAAGTAGCGTTATTCGCCTGCTGTGCCTGCTGATTTGTAGGCACAATGTTAGGCGGCTGTGTCTGCATCTGAATAGTAGCACCGCCACCGGCACCACCAGAGGACATACCGCTTATGCTACCTCTGCCTCCCATTTTAGCACCTCTTTCTTTTATAGTCAAATAAATTTAACGGAGTATGATTGTCGCCGATGAAGCGACAGCTGCCTCCGGTTGTGTAGCTCGTCCATGCACCGCCGTTTTTCTGCTGTGTGACTGTGCGCCCAGCGGCAGAGTGGGGTATGGGGGTCACGCCGGATCCCTTATGTACGCTCGCGCCATTTCTGTTGAAAAGCCTTGATCGATATAATGTTATCGCTGTCAAGCTCCGGCGGTATAAGTCCGTACATGATAATCTGTTTAGGCTCCAGCCTGCGGACCATCTCGCGGTATCCGTCAAGGAATAGCTGCGCGGTGTCGCCCATGCCCGACTGAGTACCAACACTTGACACGATAACCGTACTGCCTACGGGTTCCCCATCAAAGCACCACTCGTAACTATCGTGGTCGCTCCATGAGATTGTAGGTATAACAGTCATACCGTGCGCCTGCCAGTATGCACCCAGCCAATGCTTGCGGTAGTGGTTGTATATCTGAATGGCTTTCGGGAAGTCTGTATATGTGGAGAAGTCCGGCGTACATACTGCCTGAAATCGTCCCAGCATTTCTACATACACATCCGGGGAAGTCCACACTCTGTTAAACTGGTAATCGTCTATAAAGAAGTGTACTCCGTGCCGTTCTGGTTCCTCACAGCTCTTTGCAAAGTTGAAGCTGATCCAGTTTTCAACATCACACTCAGCCGGTGCAAGGATAGGTATGTCATACTGTCCCTCGCCGTCAAACATAGCTTTGTTTAAGTTCTCATAGTTCCGTTGCTGTCTATATGTTGCCACAGCTTAGCCTCCTTCCTGTGAACATAAGAAAAGCCCCAGCGTACCACGCCAGAGCTTTTCCCGTAGATTCTACCATGTGCAAGCCAGAGAGCCACACGGACTAAGGGAGGAGGCATACCCACACTCCCAGCTTGCACGAAATCCGATTTTATTATAGATTATCCGTTTTCAGAAAGAAAGAGGAAAAATGGGACATTAAGGGACATTTGAGGACGACTTACACAAAGTGACTGTTGTATTCCTCCTCTAAGTACCTGTAGCAGCGTTTCTTGACGCTGTCGTCTGTGTTTCCACAGCCTATAAGGCGCGCTACTTCTTTCCAGCCGTAGTTGTTCTCAAAGCGGTAGGAGAAGATAAGGCGCGTAAGGCTGTCCGGTATATCCCGGATAAACTGTTGCAGTCTGTCACGCTCAGCGCATCGATGCAATAATATGTTTTCACGGCTTGCCAGTTCCACGGCGTATTTTTCGGTACGGCTTGTATTGCCCCCGGATCCGTGAGGCATACCCGACATATCAGGGCTTGGCGCCGCCTGCGCCTTTTCCCTGAGTTCGGCAATGCGTTGTTCGTCTCTTGGTATTTCCTGATTGAGCCAGTAAAGCTGTGATAATTCTTTTACTGTCATACTGTAGCCCCCTTTGCTTTATCAATTCTTGCTTTTAACGCCAGCAATAAACTTTCCTGCGCGCTGTCTTTGCCCTCTAAGGACTTGACAACATCCTCATCAACGCCTCCCAGAGTAATGAGCCTGTGAACGATAACCGGGAATTGCTGGCCTTGTCTGTGAAGTCGTTTATTCGCCTGTTGGTATTCCTCTAAAGCCCATGTAAGACCGAACCATATTACATGATGTCCGCCCTCCTGGAGGTTCAGACCATAACCACAGCTCGCCGGATGTGCTAAAAGTATATCGATCTTTCCATCGTTCCAGTCGGTTTCGTCCTGCGCGTCTTTATACACTTTTACCACAAGCCCCGTCTTTGCAAGAGCGGAGAGGATCCTGTCTCTGTCATGCTGATAATAATAAAATACAAGCGCGTGCTGTCCGTTGAGCTGTTCGATCGTTTCCATGAACGCCTCCAGCTTGCAATCATGGATCGGAACCACAGCGCCGTCCTCATCATATACGGCTCCATTGCAGAGCTGTAAGAGCTTGCCGGTCAGAGTGGCGGCAGTGGTAGCAGTCACAAGATCGTCCTCAACCTCTAAAAGCATATCGCGCTCCATCTGCTCATAGGCTTTCTGTGCTTTATTATCCAGCTTGACCGGAATATCCTCATAGATAAGCTCCGGCAGATCCAGATAATCTTTTGCTTTCATGCTGATACAAATATCACTTATGAGCTGGTATATCTCGGCATCTGCGCCATCTTTCAAAGCGTATGAGAATATTGTTGTCTGGTTACGCTTATCAGGGACAAAGAACATATCCCGATATACAGATATGGTCCGCCCCAGACGCTTTCCGCCATCAAGTAGATACAACTGCGCCCACAGATCTATCAAGCCGTGAGGGCTTGGCGTTCCGGTCAGCTCTATAAGGCGGCTGATCCGTGGCAGCATAGCTTTCAAAGCCTTAAAGCGTTTCGCCTGGTGGTTCTTAAAGCTGGAGCTTTCATCAAGCACCACCACATCAAACGGCCAGTTATGCCCGTAATACTCTACAAGCCATTGCGTGTTTTCACGATTGATAATATATATGTCAGCCTCAGCCTCTAAAGCTGCAAGGCGTTGTTTTGCGGTACCCAGTGCCACAGATATTCTGAGGTTTTTTAAGTGATCCCACTTTGCCGCCTCTTTGCTCCATGTACTTTCCGCAACTTTCTTCGGTGCAATGATAAGCACCTTGCGGATCCGCCAATAATAATATTTTAGACTGTGTAGCCCCGTCAGCGTGATAACCGTCTTTCCCAGTCCCATGTCAAGAAATAAACCTAAGTGCGGATCTGAGATAATGCGGTCAATGCAATACTGCTGATAGGGATAGGGTGTAAACTGCTTACTCATTATGTTGTATGACCTCCTTGCACTCAGCCACTATATGTTGTACTTTATCCACACTGTCAACAGAGTTATACACAATAAAGCCCATGCGGCGTAATATGCGCTGTACTACTACCTGGCGTTTTCTTTCTGTTTTGCCCGGTGCTTTCAGCTCAGCAAAACGGATGATACCACCGGGCAGCAGTATCATCCTATCCGGCACTCCGGTATATCCGGGGCTTACCCATTTCAGACAAAGCCCTCCGATTCCTTTTATGCCAATTCTCAATTTTTTCTCTATATCCTTTTCCTGCATCAAAACAGTGCCTCCCTTCAAATTCTGCCGCGCGTATAAACCGCGTCCACGCTCGCTGTCCGTGCTTCTTTTTCTCTCTGGTATCATACCTGTTTCATTGATTGCCAAAGTGGAAGCAAAAGCCTCATGTTACATTTTTCCTCGCGCGCGTATATGAGTGTGCGCCTCAGGCGTTTTAGGCGTTATATTTCTCCCTAATTCCTCTAATCTATAAGGTATATTAGAAAAAAATGTAACATTGTAACATTTTGCCTATAACCCTTGAAAATAAAGGCTTTAAGGCTGTTACAATTCGCGTTACATGAATGTAACATTGTAACTTTTTTGTGTTACATTTTTTAGAATGTAACAGAGAATGTAACGCGATTGTAACAGAAAATGTAACAGTATCATTGACGCCTTACAAAACCTCTTTGCGTGTTATATGGACCCGCTCTAAAAGGCTTATCAGATCGTTTCCACTCTGGTAAATTTGCCAAAACAGAGTTTATTTCTCTCGTATCCGTGTTTTTTATGTCTCTAATCTGGCCATTAAATAACTCGCACCACACCTCAATAGCTGTTATGCGGTCACGGTCAACAAGGTTATACTCGCCTACAGCGTTATTCGCCCAGTAGTCACGGCGGCGGTCAAGTGGCCACTTGCTCCAGTCGTCCGGTACCTGCCTTGTAACAAATTCGGCTATGATACCTTCTCTCGCGGATGCCTCGCGGTGCTGTTCCTGCTTTTCCTGCGCCATGCGTTCAACCTCGCCCGTGAGGTAGGTTGCCTCGCCCATCTGCCAGCGTGCCTTAGCCTCAGCCCATATCTGGTCGATGACTTCCGGTGTGAGGTCGTCCCATACTGTTTTAGAGTGGGGCTGTTCCCCGACGTCTACCGGCCAGAAACGGCGGTTGCCTGTGGTGTCCTGTAAGAAGTCCATCTGATTGCAAGTGCCGAAGAACACACAGCATCTTGGAAGCTCCTTGACATTCCTGCCGTATGCCGCTCTGTATCGGTCAGCCCGCAGAGAGAGGAACTGCTTAATACGCGCGACATCGGTACGCCTGAATGCGTCCAGCTCCGCAACCTCCACAAGCCACACACCTTGTAAAAGCTCGGATGCCTCCTTGCCCTCGAAAGTACGAATGCTGTCATTGAAATAGCCTTTACTCATCTTATCTAAAAGGGTAGATTTACCTAAGCCCTGAGAGCCACAGAGGATGAGCATATTATCAAACTTACTGCCGGGAGTCATTGCACGCCCGATAGCTGCAGTAAAGGATTTTCGGCACACGGCTCTGTTGTATGCGTTATCCTCAGCGCCCAGATAATCTATAAATAAGGTGTCAAGTCTCGGCGTGCCGTCCCAGCTCAGACCCTTGATGAAATCCTGCACCTCGTTGAATGAGTGTGTAGCCGCATGAATGTCAAGTGCCGCGTCGATGTTTCCGCGTCCTGTGATATTGTAAGTTTTCTCCAGATACCAATACAGCCCGTTGCTGTCGGTATCACTCCACAGCCGACGGCGCTTGTCGCTGCTCCATGGCAGAGAGCCTAATACCTCTCCGCGTCCGGCAAACTCATTCAGGGCAAACTTGCCTTTAAGTCGCGGATCATTGTCAAGAATAATCATTACATTGTCGATGGTGGACTTGATAGCGCCCGTCTGAGGCACGATAGCCAGCTTCTGCATCCAGTTGACTGCATCGTCTGAGTTATCTGCTGCCACGCCGTCAAATTCCTTTGCCGCCTCGTCTGCGCGTTCCTTTGCCATAAGTGCCGCCACAAGGTTGTCCGATACGGCATATTCGCACATGGCCGTAAACGATGGCAGGCGGTTGTTTGGAGTTCCTTCCTTTGCCTCGTCGTCCAGGTCGCCGAATTTATGTAAGCGGACAAGATCGAAAGAGTTTACCAGCTTTCCGCTGCATGGGTCGGTTGCATGGTGTGAGAACAGGAACTTGCCATTGTCATAGAGGACAGCGCCGCCGGTGGTGGATCCGTTCAGATATGTAAATCGGTTTGGGTCGTTATCAACCGGATCATATATACCCGGTAAGTGCTTCTGCATTGCCGCGCATATATCATAAGTACGGCAAAACGCACCGACAACTCCGGGCTTTGCCTCTGGGTCGCCCTGGCGTACTGCTAACTTCTGATAACTGACCGCGCCCGGTACTTGCGGCCACGATGTAAAGTCGTGCCAGTCCTCGTAGGTGTCAAGCACGCTGTCCGCCACAATCAGTCCTTTGTCCGCTGTCTTATAGAAATACTCCGAATCAGCACAGCATGATGGCCAGTACATAAGTCTCGACGGCTCGAAAGTAGTAGGATCCGCCATCTGTATGCCTAAATCAAACGCCAGCTTACGGGCGATAGGCTCGTATTCATCTGCGGACACGGTACGGTCAAGCGGTATCAAAATACGGAGTCGCGGTCCGGTTTCCATGTGCTTACGGGTAGAGTAGATGCAGTAGCTTACATTGAGATTTTCTACTGCCTGTACGACTGTGTCTGTTCCGTAACTTGGTATATTATCAAAGTCAAGAGTAACAAGATCACGTCCGGTTACGGCAGAGGCTTTACGCCGTCCGCCTGAGAGGGTACCGGCAACAAAGCCGCCGACGTCCTTTAGGTCGTCCTGTTGTACCTTTTTTAACTGGAAGTAAGCCTGTAGGGTTTCTGTTCCCCTTGCAGGCGTTTTCAACCTCTCCCATAGCTCAGCTATGGAAAGTGTTTGAGGTTTCCAGTGCATATCCTTACGGCTTTTACCGGCGGATATGTTTATTTGTCTGTCAAACTTTAGTTCCATAGAGAATGCTCCTTTTTTAATAGCTCCCCCCCCCGTGCGTGGGGTAGTTGGGAGATTATAGTCAATTATTTTTAACTGTACCTTGATTATAGATAAAAAAATTTGACTTGTCAATCTTAAAGTCAAATAAAATTGACCAGAACCACAAGCCAAAAAATTTTTATCGAAAACGACAGAGCAGTAGTCCTGTGTAGCCGACTACCGGAACTCCTTGCCCGTCGAATTGTCTCTAAGTTCAATACGGTTAATCAGCTCAAAGCCTGCGTTGTTAATGATGTACTTTAGCACCTTGATAAGAAAATTCTTTCTACCTTCAAGAGCTGCATCCTCTTTGGAAACTGCCTTTACAGCTTTATAGGCTGTCGGATCAGCGCATCCGCTTTGATTGTAGTATGGATTCTTTTCATTACTCATTCGCTGTACCTCCGTTATATTTCTCAAAGAACTGTGCATAATATTTTTCAACCACGCCTAAAGGGCATTTGTGCTTTTTGGCAAGTGCCTCAGCCGGGGTAGACATATCTGTCAGCAGATCAGTAAAAATCTTTATGCGTAGTCCCTTTTCTTTTTCAAGCTGTGATGCCTCTCTGTTTGCGATAGTATCGCATTTCTGATTGTATTTATTACCTGCATGACCCCGTACCCATTTGGCGGTTACTTTATGCCAGGTTGAAAGCCGGAGTACCTGTTCCCACAAGTCAGCGTTCTTACGTCCGGGAGTATTCACATACGCCCTTAGGTTGCCTCTGTTTATCGTTTTGGCAACATACTGGCTGTCTGTTATGATTGTGACCTCAGAGGGCCGCGTAAGCAACCGCAAGCCCTCGATAACAGCTTTTAATTCCATTCGATTGTTTGTTGTATACCAATCGCTGCCGTGTACCTCTTTGGTGTTGTCCTTATGTAAGAGTATTGCGGCATATCCGCCTGGACCAGGATTTCCATGGCATGAGCCATCTGTGTATATCGTAACTCTATCCAATCTCAGCCCTCCTTATAAGTGCCCGATCGCCGAAGCAATCGCGTATAAGCCCAAAAGCGCCATACTGATAAGAACCGACAGCACTATGATAAAACACACCAGATCAACACACTTTTTTACAAAGGGCTTAAATCTTTCATAGTACCAGTAGGAGAAGCAGACCTTATAAAATGCTTTTCGCTTTTCTTTCATGCCAGCCTCCTATTTAAGTATCTGCTCCCTTGCCTGGGCGCGCTCTACAGCATCCTTATACAGTGCCTCGACCTTTTCAGGATTCGTAATAACGATATATCCGTCGTCTTTTTCCTCGACGAATACCTCCTCCGGTCCCTCGCTCGGCATATAAGGAAAGCTGATGTGCTTTAACATTTTTCCACTTGTGAACCAGGTAAATCCTCCGTCTGTTGAAAGCACAAGCCCGTCCTGATCTATGCAGTCAAGCATGACGCCCATTTTGTCACATTTCTTAAATACAGACGGGCAGCGCTTATTCTGGAATGTTCTTACCTCATCGCTGGAGCGTGTAACCTCGCGCCATTCGTCAGCCGTTCCCATAATAGGGGAGAGTGGCTTTAAGGATAAGAGGCGCTGAAAAATGCTCACAACATAGCGCGCTGTGTCGCTTGTATGGTTTTGACCGGCAAAGGTATTGATGAGCGCCAGAACATTTCTATTAAGTCTTGCCTGGTCATTCTTTGCTTGCATATCAGTGTGAACGCTGAGAAGTCTTTGCAGCTCAGCTTTTGCGTATTGCACTGAGGCGTTTTCTGCCTTTTTATTTCTATCATTGATGCTTGTTACATTTCCCATCTGGGTATCCTCCTTTATGATTCCGAATGTACTTACCATTCTCATTTTACTTTGTTCCTTACTTCTACATCATATCTGCAGCCGTCGTATGGCTCGTATGCGCCAACGCGCATGGCGCTATCTCTCATAGTACCCAGGCTGTAGAAAGTGTCGGTACCTATAAGCCCCAAACTGTAAAAGGTCTTAAAGATTTTCGGACTTTGCATGGCGAACCAGTCAACCATTTCCTCGTTTACAGCCCAGCCCTCCGTAGTAACGCCTGAGTTTTCGGCAAGACCAGCCTCCGAAAGAAAAGCGTGAGTGATCTCATGTCTGAGTGTGTAGCACTCACAGCTCCTGCAGTATGCGTCGTCGTCATCTTCCATATTGGGGTGCGTCCGCATATTGCAATATACAATTTCTTTCTTATGGTAGTCGCACCAGCCGTCAATGCCTTTTTTCTTAAAAAGTGGCTCGTCGTCAAAGTCGCGCCGGATAATATTGTAGTTGGATCCTAATATGCTTACCGTCTGCATTTGTGCCTCCTTTTTGCCTTGTTTCGCTGCTTATCATTCCATTTTCGGATATACGCAAGCTGTTCTTTGTCGTCAATAGAATCAAAACCGCATTTATCGACCGGCCCGTAATGCTCCCATTCTTTGTTGCGCCTGGCTTTCTCCATGCCAGATGCCCACGCAAGAACCGCGAAAAATACGATAATCAGAATAAGAAGTATAGCCATTACTATAGTTAAAATATCAGTTATCATTCTGCTTGTTGTACCTCCATATAGCGTTAGATACTGCCTGAGGCTCCATGTGCATCTCATCCGCAATGTCCTTTACCTTCCAGCCAGCATTTTTCAGCGCCATAATTTTTCCTATGTCAATTTTCTTTTTCTCCGGGTGGGAGTCCCCCCCCCTCAGTATCATTTGTGTTGTCTGAGGTTTCTGGCGCTGCCTGTTCGTCAACATCAGACGCCGGATCGACCTTTGATGCGTTCTGAGCCTGTTCTAAAGACTGGAGAAGCTCTTTGTTTTCCTCCTTGTACTTCTGAACATCCGCACAGAGCTTGTCATAATTGCTTTGCAGTTCTCTAATATTATCCGGTGTGAGCTGAGTGTCTTTGTAGTCCTGCAGCTCGCCGGATTTGCCGGTAGCCATCTGCAATATATACTGATACGGCACCTCACACTTTACAGCATTTAAGAGGTATTCCGCCTTTGCCCCCTCTTTGAGCATGGCATAAAGGCTTGATACCTTTATCTGTGTTCTGTCCTCTGCATTGAAAGCATCCATAATTCCCATGTTTATAAGCCCTCCTAATCTTCTGATTTAATACTTACACCCGGTATCATTTCCGGTAAAAAGTTAATCTCATAACTGTACTTGTCTACATCTGATCCGGAAATATCTTCAACCCTCCAGCTCGCATATAACTTCCAGTTCGTCATTCTCGTTATTTTCCAACGCGAATGTGCCGGTAAGCTGGAGCAGGACGGTATCAGTTCTCGCGTTGATAACGGTTAGACGGCGCACAACATTAAAATTATCAGCCTCAATACCGATATTGTGACTGACCTTTTCAACCTCTGTACATCCGACCAGCATACACGCCAAAAGCAGGCAAGCTGAGAGTGTAAGTACGATTTTTCCTTTGTGGTTAAACAGTTGCTTTTTCATTTTTATAAGTCCTCCCTGTTCTTAAAATTTTTACAGCCTCGCTGTTCTTTATTCTTTCTGTGAATGGATCCGTCGTGACCACATTTACAGTGTGTAGCCACATCGACCTCAGCAGCCTCCGGGTCATAAGATTTTATTTTCTGTCTGTAGAGACAGTTGTTACAGCAGTGTTTCATGTGTTGCCCTCCAGTTCCTTCATAAGAGTAAGTAGCTCCTGCCTCGCAACCACACAACGGCGTATGATAGCGGCTTTGCTGTCGTACATAGATATGGTACTGCCGGGCATAGGATAGGGACCGGCTGCGTCATAATGGGATACGCTTTCTTCAATCGTTCCGACGATTGATTTAATGTAAGTAGCTCTTTCTGTTTTATCCATTTACTATACCTCCAAAATCATCCGCCGCGGTTGAATGCGTCTTTTCAGCGCATTCCGGGCATAAATCTGACCATTCATTACCGTGCCTTACGGATTTCCACCCAGCCGCTTTCTTTGCGTCTACAGCATCGTAAAAATCGTATTCCTCTGGTAGTTGTGTGCCGCATCCATCGCAAGTAGGAATATAGAGTTTTTCTCCATCTTCCCATTCCGTATCAATCATAGAGTACCTCCTTCGATAACAAGTTTTGCATTGCTGATTCTTTCTGTGGCTATGTCAAAATATTTTTGCTCCAATTCCATGCCTATAAAGTTTCTTCCTGTCGCCAGACAGGCGACACCGGTAGTGCCAGATCCCATACAGTTGTCAAGTACGGTATCCCCCCCCCTTAGTGTAAGTGAGTATCAGGTACTCAATCAGAGCAAGGGGCTTTTGGGTAGGGTGTAGAGCCGTTTTCTGCTTGTCTTTTTTGAACCGTATAATTGATTTTGGATACCGGCGCCCGTCATTTTCAATCACGCCATTTGTACCGCTGGAATTGCCATAATTAGAACTGCCGATATGACTTTTCTCGTACTTATACGGCTTCCCATCATAAGTAAACTGTGGATCGTATGTGGGCGGCTTATTGTAGAAAATCAATATGTTTTCATGTGCTTTAAGCGGCATCTTCTTAGCATTGAGAAAGCCGGTGCTTTCTGTCTTTTCCCATATCCATTCATATTTAAGCATCTTCAAATTTGAGGATTCTAAAACTTTATCGAATGGCGTTTGAGCGAATAATGCTATACAGCCAGTAGGTTTGATAACTCGCTTGTACTGCACCCACAGCTTATCCAGATCGATTATGCAGTCCCATTTATTTTTAGTGGTTCCATAGGGCAGATCGCATAAAATCATATCCACGGAGCCATCTGGTATATCCGGCATGAGATTAAGGCAATCGCCCATAAATAATTGTGTTTGCATTTAATCATCTCCGAAATGTTTCTTTGTAACCTCAATAGGAAATTCTTCAATTTCACTCGCCCACAGACACGCGCCATCACCGTGAAGCATTTCCCATATATAAGGAAAGCCTCCAATGCCATCAAACAGGCTTGCCATTGTGCAGTCAGAGCCACAGCATAGAGAGAGCTTTCTCAGCACATAAAACCATGGTGGAATTGCTATACTGTTACCCAGAGCTTTGTATCGTGCGCTATCGGTACTGTCCTTTGTCTTGCCCTTAGAATCCGTCCAGTTTCCTATGAGCGTCCAGTAGTCAGGAAATCCCTGCAATCGTTCACACTCTAAAGGTGTAAGACGACGAACAATATAATGCTGGTTCTCAATACCGGCTACGAGCATATCATTATTTGCATCCTGCCCGGTGTAACTTCCGGGGTGTGAATTTGCCATAAGAGGCCCAGTAACCTGTTGATATGTAACGCATTGTGGATCTTTATAATCTCTCGCCAAAAGGGTAGATGTCTGATCTTTTGACACAGTCATATATTCTCCAGTTGTCATACTATATACATCCCCCCCCTTAGCATTTTGAGGAGTGGTGTTAATGTTCTGTACTATCAATGTTTCGCTCCCCCCCCCATACACGCCACCTGTGTTTTTTAGTGTGGCGGAAGTTTGATTTTGCGTATATTTGTCATACGCATCTTGTGAATAGCATTCAAGTATCATTGGAGTGTTGCCCCCCCCTGTACCCATTCGACCGCTTAATGTCTGAATAACATTATCTTCTGACAGCTTTATGCGGCTGTCGTTTGGGTGGTTTTCTATTGCAATAGCACCTACGGCTTGCATAACCGCGGGGCGATCGATCGTGTTTAGTGTGTAGCTCACATCCTCAGTCCAGCCTTTACCGTTACAGCCGGCCGTGTCGGCTCGATCTATGCAGTTACCCTGAATACAGATAGCTGGCTGAACAGTCGCTATGCCACCTTGGTTTTTACTCGGATCAGGGGATGAGGTATCTAATGTTTTGGCAACATCGACCGCTCGGCATCCGCTATGTGGGTTTGCTGATTTCATGCTGTTAGATGCTAAACTATCAAAACTGTATGCTGTGCTTTTAGGTTGAAAGAGGGTCTGATCCTGCAATGTGGAGAGAGTAGCACTTTTGTCCTCTTGTATGAGAGCGCCTTTTCCTCCTCCTTCACACCCGGAACGAATTTTAAGAGTGCAAGGTATCAAGCCCCCCCCCTTTGCTTGCCAGTAATTTATCATTTCCCAAAGAGCCTGTTTTAACATCGGTGGCAGCTCCTTCCCACGGCGTTCCGCACGTCTCAGAATGCCCAGACACGCTTTCTCGCTCAAATAATATTTCTGGTGCGGACAATCCTCCAAAATCTGCGATAAGTGCGATTCTACGTCTACGCTGGGGGACTCCCCAAAACTGTGCGTCGAGAACTCTCCACGCAAGACTCCATTGTCCTCCCACATCAGTGAGGCATCCGCTTGTTGGCCATCCGTTTTTAGGCTTAGGAATAGCGGGGGCTTCTTTGACGACGACCTTGATCGTTTCTTGGAGGACGACGCCGAAGTCCTCGCCTTTGTTTGAGCTGAAAGCTCCGGGGACGTTTTCCCAGACCATAAAGCGCGGTCTGATACTTTTGCCTGTTCTTCCTCTATCTGCATCTGCCTTTCTCATCTCCTTAATTATTCTTAATTGCTCCATGAACAGCCCTGAGCGCTCTCCTTCAAGCCCTTTACGCTTTCCGGCGATGCTTAAATCCTGGCATGGGCTGCCTCCGATAATGACATTGACGGGTGGAGCAGTAGCCCCATCAATAGCCGTTATATCTCCTAAATGGATCATGTCATAACCTCCATGTAAAAGTAGCAAAGAGCAGTATCATCATTACAAATGTCATAATGTGGTCAGCATATCTGCTTGACTGCTTGCTTTCTCCAAAACTTGCTATAGTAAACAATGCGGCAAAAACCACAAGTAAGATCTGATAAAAAAGAATGTTCATTACATCGCCTCCCTGTCTCTGTTAAAATCAACGATCACATTGTCGCGTCTCTGCTGCTGTGTAGCTGTGTCATTTTTCCGGCGACGTTTCGGTTTTTCCTCGAACCAGCTATTTGCATAAGCAAATAACGCCCACCATGCAATACACATACCACACACAATAGATGGCACCATGCTGTCTGAATCCAGACAGCTCGCTGAGGCGATACCTACAATAGCGGTAGCCCATGCCATAAACTTCAAAAACTTTACTCTCATAATGTGCCTCCTTAGTCCTTCGTGAAGAAATCGCCTACCCAACCATCAGCTCCCAGTGGTAGTCCGGGCGCCCATGGTATAGGCTGTGTCATAATATCTGTGACCGCCTGTAGCATGGCTTTGTCCTCAGCAAAAGGTTTAATATCAATGATGACCTCATCATGTACATGGAACACGATAGGGAAGCCAGCGGCTTCAAGTCGTTCTATCGCGTCTGCCAGTGCGTCACGGGCAATAGCTTGTACACAATTCTCTGTCAGCTTTCCGCCATAGGTTTCTACGCGTTTCCATTTCTTTGAGGTCTGATCCATTCCCATATAAGTGATAGATGGGTTTCCCCATCGGTTTTCTCCTACGCCCGGCTCGATATAAAAGAGCTTTCTACCAGACGGTAGAGTGATGGTAAGTGCGCTTTTTCCGTGTGCGTAATCATGCTCACGCGCAAGAGTAACGCAATGGACTTTCTGGCACCCACCATATTGAATGACCTGTACTGCAGCATTATCCATCTCATACCACAAGTCGCGGATCTTTGAGTTGGCATTTCTCCAGCGGTCTACAATCTCTGGCAATTCTGCCTCAGTAAGCCCCATATTCAACGCACCCATGTTAATAAGTGCGCCTGTGCTTCCCTGGTAGCCTAAAGCCAGCTCAGCGACCTTGCCTTTAGCCCTCAGCGCATACTCAGGATTGCCCTTTTTAATAAGCTCCATTGGCACTCCGAACATCTGTGAGGCTGAGGCCTCATAAATCTTTCCGTGTGTTTTGAATACATCAAGTCGCCATTGCTCTCCGGCAAGCCACGATATGACGCGTGCCTCGATTGCTGAGAAATCTGCATCCACCAGCTTGTTACCCGGACTTGCCACAAAGGCTGTCCTGATAAGCTGAGAGAGGGTATCAGATACGGCATTCATGCCATAGCAGACACGCAAGCCGTCCGTATCCTCATTTCTCACTAAATCACGCGCCACCTCAATAGCCTGTGTGTATGTCCTCGGTAAGTTCTGCACCTGCACCAGACGCCCGGCCCAACGCCCTGTACGATTTGCGCCATAGAATTGTAGGAGTCCTCGTACCCGGCTGTCGGCGCATACACAAGTTTTGATAGCGTCATATTTCTTTGTGGAGGTCTTTCCCAGCTCTTGGCGTATTTCCAGCATCCGCTGTACTTCCGGTGTGTTATCCTCGCTCATCAGATCTGCAACAACAGCTTTATTTACGCTTGTAACATCTGCGTCAACACGGCTGTCAAGCCATTCTGCAAGCTGCTTAACACTGTTCGGGTTGTTGAGCTGGGTAATTGCTGTCGCCTCTGCCGTAAGCTCTGACTTAACCGTATCGCCTATAACCAGTGCGCCATTGACAAACGGCATATCTACGGACACGCCTCTGGAATTGATCCTGAGATCTGTTTCCCATTGCTTTTGTACGAAATCAGGCACCGGGAAACTGGAAAGCCTGTTTTCTATATCTTTTTCCGCAACAACGTCCTGCAAGCAATATTCCTTGAACAGATTCCATTTCTCTATATCATGTTGCGGTAAGTTTCTTGTCCTGCCCCCGTTGCTTTTTGTAGGCTTACAAGGGGTACAAAAATATCTGATAAGTGCTTTACCCGTATTGAGCTTTTGCTTATCCTCTGGGAGTCCCAACGCTTTACCAACTGACTCCAGGCTGGCTGTGTATCCACAATAGAGCGCATGGAACATAGAACAGCGCCAGTGGCTCGGTTCCATCTGACCGAAATATCTTGATAAACAGCCGTACTCAAATGTTGCGTTATGCGCGTGTTTGATATATGCCGGATCATGTAATGCTGAGACAATCCACTCCGGTACGACCTCGCCCTGTGCAAGATCTATAATCTGCACAGGGTTGTCGTCAACCGAATAGGCGAATAGCAGTATCTCAAAATCTGGGCTTAAAAGGTATTTCCACAATCCAGCATCCCGGATTGAGATGCTGGAATATGTTTCTAAGTCAATGTGTAAGTCGTGCATTCTGCCTCGCCTCCTCGCTGCGTAGCTCGCTTACATCGGCATACCTGTAATCGGATTGATCTGAGGTGCGGCGGCCATACCAGTGTTCTGATAGTTCATCTGTCCTGGTGTTGCTGGCATAGCCGCGCCATAATTAGGTGCTGCCGGAGCTGCTGCCGGTGCGGTTACACTCTGACCGATTCCCTCGAAATCAGAAGCAGCAGAAGCACCACCGGCAAGAGGCTCTCCGTCACGGGTTTTCATTACATTACCCAGGCCACAGCCCACGCCCTTATTTCCATTACTGTTGAATGAGAAGAAATTGAGAGTAACACGGGCATACATACCGCTGTAGATGTCCTGTGGTGCAAGTTCACAGTTAATATTGCTGATGTCAACAACCTGTGGCTTGCGCTTTGTGCTTGCTGTGATTACCCAGTGACCGGCGCATTCAGGCCCGAACTTGGAGCCATCATTTCTGAGGCCGTCGCCGTCGTAAATAAGCTGAGAGCGGAGCTGCGGTCTTGCACCCTTCCAGTCATTTGCTACTGCCTGCTCATATACATACTTGATAGCAGCGTCGATCTCTGCCTTTGTGGCTACATCTGTCTTAGGAATAAGCATTGTAGTGGAAAACTTAGGCTCTGCTCCCGGCTGATTAGGGTTTGCATATGCCTGTGAAAGATGCTCATAAGAAAGTCTTACCTCGCCTGTTAATACCTTACTTGGAATGTTCTGATACATAATTTTAATCTCCTTTATCACTTAAATTTCATCAATAACCTTAGTTGACCTTATGTGTTGATAAGAATGTGTTGATCTCGTTCTGCATCTTATCTAAAAACTTGATAACCTCTGGACGCTGGCTCATAATAGCGGCGTTGTCTCTTTCAAAGATGAAAGGCTCTAAGCCGTTCATAATGCTGTCTGTGAGCTTCTCCGTCTGTAAGAGGATAGCCGCGCTGTCGTCATGCTCGGCGATATGCTCAACGATATGGTTCAACACATCCTTAAATGCTTTCTGTTCGTCCTGACGCTTTCTGCAGTCAGCTCTTGCCTTTTCAAGTGGGCTTACGGGGGGGTTACTGATCCTGCAAGTCCCATCATCATAAAATCTAAAAATGGATCGTTCATGGTAAAATCTCCTTTGCTAGTTTGTTGAATTTTTCCTTATTTCTTGAAAGCCGCTTAAAATCGGATACTGCCGAATGATAAACGGCTTTTTCATGCCTTATATCTTCACGCATAGCCTTTACCCTGAGCATTAAGTCCTTATACCGCTGATCGCTTTTCTTATATCGTTCTCGCTGATATACAAGGCGTTCAAGCTCAGGCTCCAGCTCTTTATAGCGTGTCCGTGCATTTACTCCGCGATTTGCCAGCTCTTTAAGTCGTAAGTCAAATGTCGAAATTTCCTCGCGCAATATGCTGTGTAGCTTTTCCAGCTCATCCGGTGTGTCGCTGGATTCAATCAGCTTTATCAGCTTGCGGATATTACGGATGCCCTGCTCACTCAGAAACGCCAGCGTGTTGACAGTCATGTGACCGCGACCGTTGTTGTAACTGATATGCAAGGTTGCATTATCCGTCATTGCCGACTCCCTTAAAATCGACAGCCGCCGGATGATACGGCTCGCGCTTATCTGATTCAGGTACCAGAGTAGGCTTGCCCTGAGGCTTTACTACAAGAGAGCCTACAAGCTCTGCAAACTTCTTCTTGCCTGCCAGTTTTTCAAGAGCAGAGAGGGTAAGAGGCTCTTTAGGTTTATAAAGATCTTTCTCCTCGTAGCCAGCACCCTTGAACGCCTCAATAGCCTTATCAGTATCACTGAAAGCTCTGTTGCTGCGACCTTCAACAACCTTAAAGCCGTTGATTGTCTTGCCATCCAGAATGGCATTGAGAGCGTAGTCCTGTAAGTCGTTGTACCAGGCTACCAGATCAGCTCCTCTGATGAGCATTTCTGCAACCTCATTATCTGTAAGTCGGTTTGGAAAGCTCTCAGACTGTTTTTCTTCCTCAGTAAGTTTGCCCTCAATAGCAAAGCCCTTAAAATCTTCCAAAGCTGTGTTATTTTCTGTCCGGGCTTTACATACCGCTTTACCCTTACAGAAACGACACCAAGTACCGCACTTGAACTCTCCGAAGCCTGAGTATGCTTTCAATGCTATAGGCTTGATATTCTCGCCCCACTGTAAAAGCTCCTCGACAGTAAGCACTTCCTCGCTGACATCCTCTGTGATACGGGGCTGTACGATTGCCATAGATACTTTTTTTATGGCACTTCCAAAGATAGAAGCATACTGTTTCAAAGCACCCAGCGCGTACAAACGCATCTGTGAATTGTTCTTTGCGGATACCTCAACGCCCTTACCATGCTTATAATCTGTGATATGTAAAGTATCATCGCCGATCATTACACAGTCACATGTTCCGAAGCCATCTGGTACATAGTCCGAAAAATCAACCTTGACCTCCCAAGTCGTATAAGGCTTGTTGACAAAAGTAAGAGACTTGTTTCTAAGGTATTCTGCATAAAATACTCCGGTTGTAATCATTTCTTCCTGGAAAAGTTCATTTTCACGGAGCTTTTTGATCTGGCTGTTTAACTTACGCTTTGTAATGATGTTGAAATTGTACTGAGCGGATAACTCACAGATTCTATGAGCCAGCGTACCCTCAGCCGCGTACACTGTTTTGTCGTCCTCTCCAAACTCAGCCTCATATCTCGGTGCGGCTGTACAATTCAGCCAGCGACCGGATGATGAAGCAGAGAGGAGAGCGTGTTCTGTAGGTGTCGCCATCCTCATGCACCTCCTAAATTGCTGCGCCTAATGCTCTAAGCTCTCCTGCAAAAGCATCAAACTGGGTAGGCTGTAACTGAGTGATAGCCTGTACGCCATACTTGCCAAGTAATTCAATGACCTGCTGCATCTTGCCCTGATCTACCAATCCAGCGCCGGCCGTTGCAATATCATTAAGCGTAAGAGCTTTCTGCTGAGGCTGTGCGGTTGTCTGCTGTGCTGGGGTAGGTGCCTGCGGCTGTGGTACTGGGGCGGTAGGCTGTGGCATCGGAATTGTCTGCGCCTGTGGCTGAGGAGCCGGAGCTGTCTGCTGTGGTGCTACCGGTGTTACTGTGGTAGGCTGTGCAACCTGCTCTGCGCTCTGTACTGTGGCTGTAGTGCCTGCCGGAATAACTACCTCGCCATTCTTATTAAGTGCTGCGCCCTCGATTGCAAGAGCTAATTTTGTGATTGCTCCAGCAAGTTCAGGAGCGTTTACTGTTACTGTGATTTCCATAAGATTGCCTCCTTTTATTTTTGTTCTTTATGGTTTTTCTGTTTCTTCCAGTCCTCAAAGTTCTTTAAGTTTTGAGGATCACTATAAAATTTTTTGACGGCAGTAAGAAAAGTAGAACTGAGTTGTTGAACGTCTGCGCTCTGGATCTGTAATATATCAATCTGCGCTACCATTGTCCGTGTCTCTGCTTGCACTTAAAATTTTGGATTCAAGCCTTGTCAGACCTTCAATGATTCGATTCTTTGTCTTTTCCTTTGCCTCGTCGTTCTCGAATACTTTATTGCCGTTGAGGACGGTTGACAGATATGCTGCTGAGTAACCGCATTCCTCCGCTAACTGCAAATTGCTGATACGGCAACGATGCATACGCCCGACAACCTCTGCCGTCCAATCCTCGTTTAAGAGTGCGTCCATCGGTTTACCTCCTTCTGTTAAAAAATTTTATCTGTTTCAGTTGAAAAAATTTAACTAATGAAGTATAATAGGACTACCACATCAACTACATACCTCTTTTTACTTGCTCCCGATACAGAAATATCGGGGGTCTGGTATTTGTTTGTCAAATTTATTTAACTGATAATCAGAGTATAGCCAAATAAATTTGACTTGTCAAGAGGTTTTGTCAATTTTTTTTAACTGAGGAGGCCTATTATGAATTTCTACGACAGATATACGGCTATATGTACAGAAAGAGGTATTGAACCATGCTCACAGAAAGCGGCTGAGGCTTTCGGTGTCACAAGAGCTACAATCTCAGTATGGAATAAGAAAAACACAGCACCAAAGGGCGAAACTGTAAAAGTTATCGCGGATGTGTTGGGGGTATCGTGTGATTACCTTTTAGGCAGAACAGAGGATCCAACCGATTACAGTAACCCGGAACTTGCTGCTGAAATGTCCGGACCGGTACTTGATTACTTTGACGGAGATGTAAAAAGGGCCGTTGATTTTCACAAAGCGGTGGATGCGGATGTACAAAGAGAAAAAGCACAGATACCGGAAATACTTAAAATGTATAACCAACTCGACAGCTCCGATAGAATAAAAGTAGAGGGGATCATACAGGGCCTACTATTACAGGATAAATACCAGACAAAACAAAAGTTAGGATAATCAGAGAAGGAAAGATCATACATATAAAATTTAAGGAGGAATAGATATGGCAAATTGCGTATGTCCTAAATGCGGTAGTAACAATATAAGTTTTCAAGTCGCACAGACTGGCACAGTGGGCGGTAGCCTGCATCAAATTGGTAGAGAAAAAAGACACGGCGTATTATACTGGGCGTGTGTTGGCTGGTGGTGGAAGCCTCTGGAGTGGTTTTTCCGCTGGCTTCTTATGGTCTGCACTTTTGGCATTTTAGGAAGAAAAAGGAATAAAGGAATACAGGGAAAAACCATCTCTGCAAGTAAGAGTATCAATCGTACTATGGCGGTATGCCAGAACTGCGGACACACCTGGAAAGCCTGAGTGTGTAGCCGTATGCAGAGAGGAGGCGCTGCATGGCAAAAGTAAAACAGAAAGCAACTACGAACGATATAAGCAAACTCGCTGTTATATATGCCCGGTACTCATCCCATAACCAGACGGAGCAGTCGATAGAAGGACAGCTCGCGGCAGGACACCGATATGCTGACCTTAAAGGGTATACAGTAGTGCATGAGTATATAGACCGCGCTATGACCGGTCGTAATGACAACAGAGACGATTTTCAAAAAATGTTATCCGATACCAGTAAAAAGCAATTCGGTGTGATTATTGTGTGGAAGGTGGACCGTTTTGGTCGAAATCGTGAGGAAATCACTTTCAACAAGTACCGTTGTAAAAAGAATGGAGTCCGTGTTGAGTATGTCGCTGAGAATTTACCGGATTCTCCTGAGGGTGTTATTCTCGAAAGTGTCTTAGAGGGTATGGCAGAGTATTACAGTCTACAGCTCTCACAGAACGTACAAAGAGGACTTTTAGAGAGTGCCAAAAAGCATCAGGTTATCGGAGGCAATGTTCCACTGGGACTTATGATGGATGAACATAAAAGATATGCACCGGATCCGAAAACCGCGCCTACAGTAAAGCTAATATTCGATATGTACGCTGAGGGCAGTACAACATCTGAAATAATTAACCACTTAAATAGTATCGGAATGAGGACAAAAGCTGGAAAACCATTTACAAAAAGCAGTCTTACAACGGTACTAAAGAATGAGAAATATATCGGCGTGTATAAGTATAAAGACATAATCAGAGATGAGGACGTCATACCACCTATTGTCGATAAAGAGATTTTTTACAAGGTGCAAGAGCTGTTGAAAGTCAACCGCCGGATGCCGTCGCATAAATGGAGCTATTCAGATTATATTCTTACGGACAAGCTCTTTTGCGGTAAATGCGGCACAGCGATGGTGGGCGAAAGCGGATTCGGTAAAATGGGTGTCAAGTACAGCTATTATATGTGTGCTAAGAGGCGTAAAGATAAGACCTGTGATAAAAAGCCAGTACGCCAAGAATGGATAGAGGAAATTGTACTACAGCGCGTCCAGGGCATATTACAGAATGATGAGTTGCTGGAGTTCATAGCAGAAAACACATGGCAATACTATCTCGCCCAGGATGAGAGCATGGAGAAGCTAAAGGGGCTGCAGGCAGAACTTGACAAGGTGGAAAAGTCAGCAGCCAATCTTATGAAAGCGATTGAGGCCGGAATATTTAATGATATGACAAAAGCTCGTATGGATGAGCTGGACGATCAAAGAGCTGTGATAAAAAAGGCAATGGCTGAGATCGAAATAGAAAAAGGGTTCAAACTTACAAAGGACCACATATTGTACTTTCTGGAGCAGTTTAAGAAATTGGACTACAAAGACAGGGATTGTCAACGTAGGCTTATAGATGTGTTTGTAAATTCCATATTTGTATATGACGACAAATTGAGGATAGCCTTTAATTTTGGAGGCTCAGACGGCACTATAACGCTTAATGAAGTTGACAAGGCAGACCGCGGCGAAGGGTTCGTATGCTGCGCGTCTTGCCCTGCTATAACAATCACATACGAACCCCGTATAATGTGGTTCAGTCATGTGTTTGTGGTGGATATGAAAATACCGGAGAAGCAATAAGCTCTCCGGTATTTTTCTGCGCTGTTGTGTAGCTCTTTATGCCGCCAGCAAGCTGGCGGGATTTATTTGGATTTTCGGATTCGGAAGCAGATGGGCGCCGCGATCCAGGCATCGGTAGTAGAGATGTGGCTATACCCGTCGTGGTCGACAATCGCGAAATAAGTAGAATTGCCAGCATACGCGGAAAGCAACCACCAGCCATTAGGCTTACCATCTTCAACCGTACATCTGATTCTGTTTCTCCAATCCTTGTAAAAATCAAGCTGCTCATACACGCCCTTATCTCCAAGCCAATCATTGTCGTTAAATTCTTCCTCGCTGAATACCTCGGAGGCAGACGGCGCAAAGATCATAGCCTGAACTTCTACAAGCTCTCCGTTGCCATCTTTTTTATACTTACGCTTTGTAGGAATAATGGCGTTTTTCAGAGAAGTAGGCAGGAGGGACTTGTAAAGAGTATCGTACCACTTCTGCATATCAGTATGCGCCATGGTTTTAAGCAGCTCTTTCATTTCCAGACGGTATCCGGTTTCGTCAATATCCGTAACCTCAAAAACAACTCTTTGCCCGTCTGTCAACTCACATGGTATTACATCGCCAATGTTGAGCGTGAGAACCCCATCCTTAATGTCCTGCATAATGTCGTCTATGGATCCAGCAATGTATCTTTTTATATTCGATACATTAACTCTGGTCTTTGTAGCTTCACAAGTGCAGCCACAGTCCTGTATTGCATGAACGGCAGTAGCCGCCTCCATAAATGCGTTTCTGGAGTCCTCAAATGCCTGAGAAGGCTCTCCGTTGTAAGAAAATATGTTACCATTAACCATCATATCAATTTTCATTATTGCCAATCCTCCTATTCTGCCTTAATCTCGATTACAAGGTCCTTACCCTCAGCCCATCCGATAGTACCAAGAGTTTGCTTAGGCACATAAAGCGTACCGATCTTTGGCGCATCAAGCTCATTTGCCAAAACCTCTGTAAATCTGATAGTGTTTTTAGTTGCCTTTTCCATTCTGAAATTAACCTGCATAATATGCCTCCTTAAAATTTTGTGGTATGTGATAAATCGCCCGTTCCGGTTCAGTGACCGATGAAGCGATTCTATCCTGATAGTTACTACATGATCCATCAGTAAGCATTACGGATCCGCGTGTGCATTGTCCGTCTCTATTACTGTCGCAATTTTCCTGATTGCAATATACATTCATGGCTATGCCTCCTTGTCCCAGTTGACAATAATTAAGTCGCCGTCATTTGCAAAAATGCCATACAGAATACCTCTAACAGTATCCCAGTTTCCGCCAGCTATTCCGCAGCCAATACGCCCCGGTACCGCAACTGTGTAGCCTCGCTCTTTCGCCCAGTCCCGAACTTCTATCATGCACTTACGGAAAGCCGGGTAGTCTGTACTCATATCGCGCTGACTGAAAACATTTGCAATAACTCTATTCTTCTCACAGCGGAGATATTGTACTGTGCCAAGTAGGCTGTTGCCATGAGCGGCACAAAGCCTCTGATACTTACTGTACTGAGGATCTGTTAATACACGGCGTCTGATAGCAGCGGCAATACCACCTCCCATAACACCGTAGTAATTTACCTGGTGGCATATCACATCTGCGTCACAGCTCAGCAGATCTCCTGTAATCTCTCTAACCATTGCTTACACCTCCCTTATCGTTACCAATCTGTGCCATGAACTCTGCCGGAGTAAATTGTGGTACCTGTGCCAGCAACTCCGGTGTGTCAAATTTATTACCCACCACCTCAAAAGTGCAGTCAGACGCCCAATCATTAAAGCGCGTATACACCTTACCCTGAGCAAATACGAAAGCCGCAGCATCAGAGCTGTATTCTATGAGGTGTAAATCTCGCATACTACCATGGCATACAGCGACAATGTCATTTTCATAAATACCTTTACGGTTCACATCATATTTGCCGGTATGCTGACAAAGGGTTTCCGGTCGAATATCAGCTTTATAGTGGGAGTTTGGTAAGCCCCAGTCGCCGGGGCAATCGATAATAATATAATAGTGACGCGGATCCTTGCCCTCAGCCGCCGCACGCTCATAATCTTCTGAAAAACAATAGGTTGTATCATCCATACGAACATACGCGCCCTCATACCATGTGTGCCAGTCTTTTTCATCTGTTCCCTGACCTCTAAACAGTAGTGTTCTCATCGTCAAAATCGCCCTCCTTGAATATGATAAAATCTTTTGCCAGTGCATACCCGTATTCTCTGTTTGCACCCTTGCTATTCTGCCAGCCTTTAAGCTGATACATAACATCGCACATATCCATGAGAAACAGGCTCATACGCATATATTCCTCATAAGATGTCGATGGTGGGAGCTGAGCGTTGATCTTTGCTGGGTTTATAACTGTGTAGCCCTTTTTCGTCAGCAGCTTTTCCGCCTCCGCAAAGCGCTCCATGTAATTGACTGTTCCAGTAATGGCTCCGCTGATATAGATACGGGTGCCGCTGGTAGGTATCGCTTCTGGCTTACACAATGAATACCAACTGCACCCATGGCATGAGGCGCACTGTTTACCTCTGCCGTTTATGTCGTTGTATGTTACAAAATCAGTGTCGCTGTCAACGGAATAGTGTATAACCATATTGCAGGGCGCTCTTTCTGTTAAATCGTGTATCATAACTGCATTGCCACCTCCAGTCCGAATGTAGCCTTGTACTCATCAGCGGTAAATACTCCGAATAAATCCGCGTCGCTTTCTTCGTCCAGCTTTGCAATTTTCGCGGCGGTAAAAGGACCGCTCACGCAAGTAGGCTCTTTCAGGAATACTCTGTAATATTGCCGCTCGGAACGATAGCACTTAAAGAGCCAGTCGGTTTCGTCCTCAGTACAAACGCCATAATAGTTATCAGTTCTTGTAAAGTTATACTCGATACTGTAAAACTGTTTCATTGCCGCTTTGTACACTTCCCATTGCGCCTGACACCAGGTAGCGCCTTTTCGCATCTCTGCATACTCTCCTGAGGGCTGGTAGTTAAGCCCGGAAAGTCTTGTAAGATACATATCCCATGCAGCAATGCACTCCTGTAGACCGCCGCCAAACTCGGTTTTAAGAAACTTCTCTTTGTTCAAAATCATCTTGTACGCCATAATGATCCTCCTCTATGTCGCCACATTCAATAAGCCGGTCTACTTCCTCCCGTGCTTCCACGGGAGAGTAGCCAATAAGTAATAGTTGCCGATAGTATTTTTCTGCCACGCATACCACCTACCCAATTCTATGAATATTCCGGTCGCTGCGCTTAGCGTAAAAGCAGTAGCCCAGTTCACTACAGTCCGGACAAGTTGCATTGTAACAATAGCTGATAACGCCGTTTGGTGTGACAAGGTCCTCAGCAGAATTGATAGGGTACTCCCGGTCACTTATGATAAGGGTAATCACTGTGTCGGTTCCCATAATTCTATTAACGACAATGTGGGTAAGTTTTGCGTCCTGCTCTCCAAAACGCAAAGCCTTTTCAATAATTTCTTTTGGAGTGTGCGACAGTTTTACATCGCCCAGATTATCCATACGGGAAAGAATCTGCTCCTGATCTTCCTGCTTTTGCGGTAGTGGGGTAACAATACCTCTCAATGCCGCCAGCGTAAGTACATCCAGCTTAGCTTCTCTTGAACTCATGTAATTTTCCTCCTTTAGTTGAGATACACATATATGCCATCTGGCGATGGAGTAGCACTGCCAACCTCTGCACTCGGATATTCAGATCTAAGCTCGGCCATATTTGCGAATGTTCCTAAATGATCCTGAGTATCGCTGTCGCGTGCGGTAATGACGCCATGACAGGCGTTTACGAAAGTATCAATATCTTTTTCGTCAATCGTAAAATACATAAATTTGTACCTCCTTGCTTGGTTTCTATTGCCGACAGTCAAATTTATTTAACTGTATGAGTGCATTATAGCCAAATAAATTTGACTTGTCAATAGGTAAAGTAAAAAATTTTTGACTGTGCAAGTGTTACATTTTTCTCTACGCGCGTATATGAGCGTTCGCGTAGGCGTTTTAGGCGTTTTTATTTCCCCTATTTTCTCTATTTCATAGGGTATATTAGAAATAAATGTAACAATGTAACAAAATGCTCAAAACCCTTATAAATACTGGCGTTATGCCTGTTACAATTTGCGTTACATAAATGTAACAATGTAACAGAAAAATGTTACAATTCAAAAAATGTAACAGCGATTGTAACAGAGTTTGTAACACGAAAAAAAAGCCCCAGAGAGCTATTAACTCTCCAGGGCTTTTCCGATTATGGTAGAGGCATTTACCTTATTATTTCATAAGCTGATTTACCTTAGCCTGTACAGCAGAGTAGCTATATCCGGCTGCAGTAAGTCTGTTCTTACGATCTGCACCGTTTCCCCAGTCGCCACGGATAACCTCTCGCGCAACTTCCTCAACGGATTTCTTCTGAGTTGTAGCAGGTGTGCCATTCACAAGCTCGTTTACCTTAGCCTGTACAGCAGAGTAGCTGTATCCAGCCGCCTCCAGTCTGCTCTTGCGGTCTGCGCCATTTCCCCACTTACCAGCAAGGACTTCCTGAGCCAGCTCATTTACAGACTTTCCGCCAGATGCAGCAGGCTTTTCTGGCTGTGTAGCACTGCCCGAACCGCCATTGTCATACTGAGTAAGGTTATAGCTCTTGATCGCATTCATAAGAGTAGATACATAGGTAGAGCTTGTAGCGTATCCGTCAGCCTTGATGTTTTTAACATAAGTCTCAGGATCCGTAACGCCTTTGAGATTTGCATATCTGGAATAATTGATGAACTCGAAATACCCCTTTACACCTTCCTCCAGGCTGTCAAACACACGGAAATTGTCGCGGATGTTGGTATGTACACCCGGAGTATATTCCTCAGATGTGGCCATATTGACAGATTTACCAGTCCATGCGCTACCGCACTTTAAGCCAAAGTAGTTGTTGTACTTTGCGGCAAGCTGAGATTTGCCCCAGCCGGATTCGATGATCGCCTGAGCGATAATAGGGCTGGCAACCTTGATGTTGTAGCTGTCCTTGTACTTGTTTACGGCAGCCGCGATCTTCTCAATAAAATTTTTCTGTTCTGTAGTCATAGTATTAGTCCTCCTTGTCTGATTTCTTATAAGTCTTAAACTGTGAAATAGCCTGCATTACTTTGTCGTATCCAACCATGGCAGAGAGCCAGGATAAGAACATGAGAGCAATAAGGCAAACTGCCATTTTTGCATTTACAGCAGCTCCGGCCATGATGACGTAAGCAATGCCAACGGCGATTGACAGTACAACCGCCACATATCCGGCAAGTGTATTTGCGTAGTAGTTTTTCTTATGCTCCTCTAACCAAGTCTTTATAGCCTCAGTAACCAGCCCTGTGAGGGTGGATACGATAAGTAACCCAAGCAAGAAAATTTCAAGATTCATTCTGTGTGTCCTCCATTTCTAAAGTTTTATCTTCCTTTTTGTCAGCGCGCTCCCAGTCATGCTCCCTTTTACGGTCTTTGTTCGTGCGGATCCAACCACATATACCGCATTCGCCTATGGTGGCTGCGATAACAGCACACGCATAGGTTTCGGGTATCGCGCCGTACACTCGGAATATGTCAAGCATCTGTGCATTGAACCAAACAAAAAAGGCACCGACCAGAATCAAAATAAGATTCAGCGTGCCTATTTTTCCAAGCGTTGCAGCGTATATAGTTTTCAGAGAGATAGGAGAGCGCCTGCGCCACTTCTTTCTGCGATTCATGCGAACCTCCTAATATAATGCGTCAATTCCCTGTTCGGTCAGAAAGTCTTTCTGATCGTGTTTAATCTTCCCGGCGTAGTCAAGTGCCGCGTGCATATCCCCATTGCAGTGTGCATCTGGTATTCTCTGCACGGCGCGCGCTGTAGCCTCGCCTAAAGCGATAGCGGCGTTTACGCCTTTGATGATAAGAACCTCATTTTGCTTTCTGGCCTTATCCTTTTCATCCTGGGCGGCTTCATGCTTTGCAAGTCTGCGCTCAATGAGCCAGAAAGCAAAGGCTGTAATGCCGGATGGGATACTCATAGCAACAATCAATGTCATAGGATCCATGTTGTTCTCCTTCCTGTGTAGCCTATTCTTTCTCATCCGGCAAAGCAGCAAGCTCAGCCTCTAATTCGTTAATCTCAGCACGCCATTTCTCGCGCTGGGATTTCACAGGAGCAAACTCCTCATCTGTCAGACAGCCCTCTGAATACTTCATACATTTGTAATCAGTATCAGCAAGCAATGACTTCCGGGCGTTGATTTCTCCCTGAATAAACTGTCTTTTTTCGTCCATTCTGAACCCTCCTTTTTGATTTTTTCTTTTTATTTTTCCATGGCTTTGTATGGAACAGGTCAAAGAAAAGTGCGTCCATACTTTTAACAGAATCATACGCATCTTTTTGTAAAATGTAGCCACGCCATGACATATAGGACTGCTCTATCTGTGGGATAGTCATTTCTCCATTGTCGTAGAAGCGCTTTAGCTTTTTGAGCTTCCGGCGCTCCCGGACTATGCTGTCATGGTCTGATTTACGGATGACCTTACCAGTAGCCGTGAGAAAATACTTAGTTTTGAGAAAAGTAAAACCGCGACTTAATTTGACAATCTGGGTTTTCTTCTCATTTGGGATAATTCCCATTTTGCGGTATTCTGCAAAGAGTGCGTCTCTTATTTGGATAAGTGCCTCTTTGCTTTCGTGAATGATATATGAATCATCCATATATCTGTTATACGGATGTATGCGCCATTGGTCCTTAATAATGTGGTCAATCCTATTTGGATATGCGACGGCATATATCTGGCTGTCCTCTGGACCTATATACAGTCCTTTGCCTCTTTCTTCTGGAGGTTTGTCTGCATCGGTTGTAGCGATACAGCTTTTTGCAAAGAACCGTATGCGCTCATCTGTAAAGCTCTTGTCTATAATCTCAAACAATGGTTCGTGCTGTATGTTGTCAAAATATTTCTTAAAATCAATTATGAGGATATATCCCTCATTGCTACCATGTTTACGGAAATATTGGTGCAAGTGCGTTTCGCACCTGTCAGCACTGAATTTAACGCCTTTGCCTTTAAGGCTCGCGCCATTGTCGTAAATTAAGTTGTTTGACAGTATCGGCACCAGTGAATTGATACAGGCAGATCTCCTTATAACGCGCTCAGAGTAGTGCAGGCTGTGAATGGCTCTTGCCTTACCTCGCTCTATAATGCCAAAAGAATAATATCCACTGTGGACGTTCTTACCTGCCATGAGGTCATAGTGTGCTTTTACTGCGTTTTTGTAGAAGTGCATATTGTATCTCGCGACGCTTGCTTTCCACATGACTCCTCTCCGGGAGTCGAAATTTGCTCGAATGAGAGAGTTGACATCCGCGATTCGTTCAAAGTTATCAAACTCAGCCAACTTCTCACGTCTTACCCGTTCCCTCTGTGCCTTACGGCGTTCATAACGGGCTTGATGTCTTTCCTCACTGTTCATAAAGATAAATACCTCGCGAAGTGTTATTGTAGGGGCGCGTTGTGTTCTTCTTTGCGGTAATGGTCATGCAATCGGGTACTTAGCTGGATTCCATTCAGCGTATATTATCGCCATCCCCGACCATGCAAGCAGCGTCCGGCCAACCGCGTCAAGGCATATATTTACCTACTTTCACTGTAGGACGGTTATGTCCTCCTTCCATAAAATAAAAAATTTTCAAGGGGTCTTGATTTCTGCATTATGAAAATGCCTACTTTATACTAGCCCCGTACAATAGTTGCATGGAATCAGATAACATTCATGGAATCAGATGGGCGCCGCGATCCAGGTATTGGTAGTAGAGTTGTTGTTGCAATTCCCGTTGTTGTTGACATTCGCGAAATTAGTAGAATTGCCAGCATTCGCGGAAAGCAACCACCAGTTGTAGCGGTGTCCTTTTTATGCAGTTCATAACCGGTAAAAAAGCTACGGAGATTGTTTTCTCCGTAGCAGTTTTGTTGAGTTGCGCCAGCGTCTCAGTCTATCTTCTTCAAAGACCAAGAGCTTACCCATGTTGTCTATAAATTTTTGTATGC